CGATCTGTCAGGCCGTCGGGGAGGGATGTGATGCCCGTGCATACTTCGAGGTCGAGGGTGCCGCCGACCGTCAGACCGTCGGGGAGGGATGTGATGCCCGTGCATCCTTCGAGGTAGAGGGAGCCTCCGTTTGCGTCCATGATCTTTTTGAGTTCTTCAAGCGTGTATTTCATGCTCTTTTCCTTTCTGCCCGGTTTATCCGCCGGGCTCGGCGTGTTATTTTATTTTATCCAACGATTTCAATGATTTCGGAAACCTTAAAGCAATCGATCTTAACGATGTATTTAATCGGGAATCCATTGCATTTTACTGTAAAACAATTCGTTGTTCCTTGTACCATTTCTTCTTTTTCAATCGTTCCGTTTTCGAAAATCTTTGTTGCCATTTTTTTGAGTTCTTCGCTTGACATTGCCTTAACGGATGTTAAAAGCTCGTTTTCCGTGTACCATTCGTTGTTTCTAAATTCGTGAATAGTTGTTATCATTTTTCTTTTCCTTTCTTCGGTTTGTTGTGTTTCCGTTCCCTTTGTTGTGTCTATATTATACCACCGAATAGGTGGTAAAATCAGCACACATTTTGTAAACATGATTTGAATATTTGTTCACAATTTACCGCCGCTCAAGTCGTCCAGGATGCGTTGCAGCTCCTCCGGTCGCACTCCGTACACTTCCCGCAGAACGCGGGCATATGCTTGTCTCCGTCCGTACTTCTCGGCGAATAGTTCCCTCTGCGGGCTTCCGTACTCGGTGTCCTTCGACACCAGCAGAGCGTTGTAGGCATCCTCCGCCGCATTCTTGTACATTTCGATGACCTTCTCCTTATTTTCCATGGTATAACCTCCTTTTTGTTTGGGCCTATTATAACAAAAGACCAGCCGATAGGCTGGTCGTCTATTATTTTAGATACTTCTTGGAGCAGTACCCAGTAGCTCCTGTCTTCTGATCAACCACGTAGAGCCATGGTGTGGAGCCGTTTTTGGTGTAGTATCCGTAGCATTTCACCTTACGACCTTTAGGGATGGTCTTAATGATTCCTTTTGTTGCGCCAGCTCCCTTGCGCATATTCAACCACACCGCGCTGACTGTGTAGGTTTTGGCATAGGCCGCATCGAAGGCTTTAGCCGGCTCCAGTTTGGCTGTTTGGCTTTTTGAAGAGGTCGTTGGCGCGCTCGACTTTGTATAGGTCACATACGGGAGCTTCCCGTGCTTCTTCCATGTGCGGGTATTGTACCCGCTCTTCTTGCCGATGTTCCCAACGGCCGTGATCTGCACGTCACCATCCCATTTCGGTGTACACTCAACGGCAAGTCCACTTCCGATATAGATACCAACATGTCCCTTACACCATAGAAGCTCTCCGATCTGTATTCCGGAGAAATTCGTGCTGATTCCCGTGCATTTTTCAATCATCTGGTCTGCAGATATGTCAGGAACGCCGTTTGAGGCGTATACGGCTCCACCGTATGATTTGTTGGCGTCACCTTTCCATCCCCAAAGCATCATTTTCAAAAGTCCGGAGCAATCCGTTGCCCAATAGCCCTTGCCCACATAACGCGAAAGTTGCTTTTTATTTTCGGCGGTATAGTAATTCGGATATTGCTTTGATTTCTGCTTAATCAGTTTATCTGTGACTATGGAACCGTAAGTCCCCCACATATATACTGTTTTATAGTTTTTCGCCATCTTCCGGCACTTTTCTGCTAATTCGGTTGCTTTCATCATAATGTCGTGATCCTCCAATCGGTTTTGTCAAAGCCAGTTCAGGATTCATGCCATTTTTCAGCCTGTAGTGAATGGTTTTATAGGGGATTCCCAATTCTTTACACCAATCCTTTACTGGCTTCGTGATTCCATCGAATGTTGCATAATATTTATAAATGTCGGTTGATTTTGTTAATGCCTTTTCGGCACCGTACCCTCTTTTCAATCTGGTTCGTATAGTCTCGCGGTCAATGCCCGTTTCATCGCTCCACTGTGATATTGATTTCGTTTCCCCGTTGAACGTCAAACTGACGGCACTTCTTTTGTTTCCTGCCTGTTCCGCCATGGTTATGAATCTGCAATTTGACGGTTCATAGTTCCCGTTTACATTCTTGCGGTCGATCGTACATTCCCCGCGAGCAGCGGTTTTGTCGTAGCCGTTATCCTTCGCCCACTTTCGGAAATTCTCAAAGTCGAGCCATTCTTCACACATCTTGATTCCACGGCCACCATAGTTTTTATACGCCGCAGTTCGTTCGTTGTAGCAACGTGTCTTCATGTCTGACCATACGTTATACAGTCTCGTTCCGGTCATGCGATGTGTTCCATGCAACGACGACGAGAGTTCTTTGATATAACACCCACACGAAACGGTCTTGCCGTTTACAAGGTGGTCATTCCTAACCTTTTTTATCGTCCCGCAGTCACACTGACATGACCAGTACACATATTTGCGGTTGTCGTGTTCTGCCCGTCTGATAACAGTTAAACGCCCGAATTTTCGACCGATTAAATCTTGTGTTGCCATTGTTACCTCCTGTTAGTAACGCCCTGATTTTTGATAGTGGAAGGCGGCTCAGGAAAACCGCCTTTTCGTGTAGCTATCACTATCCACCGGTAATATTATATCACAATAATAATAAAATTTCAATACTTTTCAAAATATTTTAACTTTTACCAGAGTTTCCTCAAATAATATATAGGGCCAATTAAAGGAAATTGTTTTTTTCGAGGCATTTCTTATATATGTCTTCTATGTACTCGTATTCGATGGTTATGAGTCCGTTTGTAAGCTCCCTCTCATCGAGTATTCGCACATATTTTTCGTGCTGGTTGATTATGTGTTCAAATTCATCCTTCGTATGCCGCTGATCATGGCGGCAGCTGTTGGCAAATTCGAGGATTTCCCAGCGGATTCGGTCGATCTCATTCATGTCGATCTTCTCGTCAATTTTCTTTATTTCCTCTCCCTGCGCCTCTACCTGGTCGATGAGCTTACCATTCATACGCTTTCCGATCCAAGAAAAGATGGCGGACAGCGGATTCCACTTGATGGGCGTGATCTCTATAAATGTCGATAGGATGAGGATGATGACCGCACCGCTTCCGACGATCTCCCCGATTGTCATGTTTTGCAAATGTGTCAGAAATTCTTGCATGTTCGGCATACCTTTCATGGTAGGCACACCGCCGAGTGCCGGCGGCGTGCCTTTAGGATTTTAGAATTCGTATACAGCGCGGAGGACTACATCTGTACGAACAGACTTGTTATTAGCTGCATGACCAACAATCTTATCGTCGTAGATGTATATCATCTTGATGATGCGGCTCTCTGTTGTGATGTCTTCCGTATTTGAGCCTATGTAGCGCGGAATTTCGCAATAGAATGACTTTCCGCCCCAGGTTCCTCCGGTTGGTGTTACTCTCGGAATGGTTGTTGTGACGAAGTCACCGTCATTAGTGGTCCCGCTGTCTGCGTCGTAGTCAGACCACAGCAATATCCATCCGCTTCTACACGCCGATAGTGGCTTCGATGGAGTGACCGTATGACTTGCGTTCATATATAGATTTCCACTCCATAGCACACCCGGCTTGTTGTGTTCTCCATATAATTGATAGCTTTTTGTTGTACCGCCTGACGCGTCTTCCACATTGAGCAGAATCTTGTTTCCAGCTGATGTTGCACTGCGTCTTATTGTCAAATAGTCTCGCTTACCATTTACATCGTAATCGCTGATGATGGTACCGTAGTCTGCGGTCGTAGAGGCATTTTTATGAATACGCGTCTTTACATTAAGACCGGTCGCAGACAAATTAATGCCTGGGCCACTTACCTTTACGATAGTTATATCACCGCTGTGTTCTGTGTGCTTATGGTTTGATGCTGCGTAGTTGTGAGTATGGGATGCAGATGCGAAATCGTCAGCGTGTTTACCGTCTACGGTGTCAGCGTTACCGCCGTTCGCGGGAAGGCTGGTAGGTATGGTTGGCTTACCAGAGAGGTCGATGTACTTGCCGCTTGTAGCAACGGTAGACAGACCGGTGATCATGGATGCCGGGTGAGTGCTGGGGTGAGTATAAGCAGCGGGAATGGTAGGAAGGTCAGACAGATCGTTATAGCTGTGTGTATGGTTCGATGTAGCTGCACCAATGCCTGCCGGTGTGTGAGTATGATTGCCTGCCGCCTTATTATCCCAGGCGGTCTTTTGCGAGGCTGTGACGTGTACATCTCCATTCTGGCTGTGCTCGTATGCGGTTTTACCGCGGTCTCCTCGATATGCAGTGGATGATGTCTCTCCGATAGCCACGCCACCGGCTATTTCGACATAGGCAGTACCACTCCATCTGTAGGTTTTATTGGTGTTAAGTGCGACGTAAATCTTGGAGCTTTCTCCGGTGGTAGGGAATGCTGAAAGGTTGGCATATTCAGCCACATCACTAACGTAGCTGGGGAGCTGGGAAGTGGGAACCTTACCGTCTACAAGGTCAGCTTTTGCTGCAAGAGCGGCGACAAGACCGACGATCTGCGATAGGGTGTGGTCATGTGTTGCTTCTGCTTTAGCGGCCAACGATGCAATCAATCCTGTGATGTCTGACTGATCGTGTGTGTGCGTAGGTGACGCATAATCATGGGTGTGCGTTGTAGCGGCTGCGCCGATGGATTCAGGCGTATGGGTATGAGAAGCAGGAGAGGCTCCAACGTCTGAAGCGGAATGAGTATGGTCTGCATTTGCATACCCGGAGTGAGTATGATCGTTGGCTGCATATCCGGTATGCTCATGGTTAGCAAGAGCATATCCGGCATGAGAATGGTCGGACGCAGCATATTCGGTGTGAGTATGGCCTACTTCCGCATATTCGGTATGCTCATGGTCAGCTTCTGCCTTTCCATCAACAACATCTGTCAGACATACGTCTTCCTGTTCTCCGAACCAGATTGTGTTCGATGATGTCAATGGATCAAAATTGGGGTTTGCCATGTTTCATTTCCTCCGAAAATAAAGATTAGAGGGGCGATTATGCAATGTCGATCAGTCGCCGAGTTGCTTCTTGTATGTGTACCAGTATGTACCGTCCGATCCGTTTTCAGGGTATGTGTCGTCATCCCAGGATGTTACATATCCAAGTTTGGAAGCCGATGCGATGACACGTACCCCAGATACAGCATACATAAAGTAATAATTTGATCCGATTGGATATTCTTCCTGTGTTATGATCGCATTACTAAAAATTTGGTAAACATCGCTCGTCGATATCCATGGTACTTGGATGTACTTTCCCTTGATGACTTCAGCCTCAGCCGTAGACCGAAAGTTCAGAGTCTTAGGCTCTACCAGAGAAATCTTGGAATCGGAGCACACAATAGAATCAGAATACATAAGAGAGTTGCTGTCGAGGCCTGCATAGCCCGCATATAACTGGATACTTGTCGAATTGCCAAAACTGTATTTGGTAGGATCTCCATCGTACTTGCTCCACACATGGAGGTTTCCTATTTCATTTATGATTTTCTTTATACCGAGATTTTCTTGTGCCTTATCTACCGTTGTTCCTCCTGTCCCACCGTGATCGATGTCAACAGTACCGTAGAGGTAAGTAGCAGACGGACGGCTGATGTTCACCTCCCATAGGGAACCGTCATAGGTCACAGACACAGGCTTACCGGCAGACAGCCAGGTGGATATGGCTCCGGTTGTAGTACCTGCGGTGTTGGAAGAGAGACGCTGACGGAGTGGCAATGCCCCAAGTCCGTTTACATTAAGGGTAGGGCCTGTCGAGGAGCTTACAACATGAGGAATCATGGTAAAGGTCAGTCCCGTGAAGAGCTTTGTCACTCCGGGAACCGTCGCTGTATAAGCCGATCCGTTTCCACCTGTTGTGACAACAAGGCTTTCAGCTGTCGCCATGGTCTTCTCGGCAAAGGTAGCTGCTTCCACATTTCCGAGGTTTTTGTCCGCTTTTTTTGCGAGCGCATCCTCCATCATGATTACTGTCACGGTATCAGCGGATGATACCGTAATCTCAACACCGTCCGCCTGGCCGAACTGGATGTGAAGATTCCAGATTGCGGTATAACCTGGGTCGTCAGATTCGGAAGGAACGACCGTTCCGTTTCCGCTCTCTGCCTGCGCGATGCAGAAAAGAATCTCTCCATCATCAGGATCGGTCGCGTATACACCGAGCTGCATAGCTGTATATCCAACGGTGATTCCGCTGTTAGATAGGCGGCAATGGAGTACACACTTGCTCTCATCTGTGTAGGTCAATGCGCGGAACTCGATGGGTTGCTTCTCTCCCGTGACGGTCGTCTGTGCGCTCAAAGTGGAGATGTCTTCGACATATCCTGTACCCGTCACGGCTCTTGTGATGGTGAGTTTTGTCCCTGCTATCAGTTTCGCCAGGAGAGCCTCACCCTTTGACGTTATTGTAAAATTAGGCCATTTACTCATGGTTATACCTCCACAGTGTAAGTCTCTGCGTGCGTCATAGCTACAGCCGCCTTTACCTCATCCTCTCCGACAATCTCGTGAACTGTCTGGATCACATACAGCAGGTGCGCTGGCTTCTTCTTCTCCAGTACTGCAACGACCGGCACGATGGACGGGATTGGCTCCTGTATTTCTACACGAAAAGTGTTCGGAGCGACATTCTCGACAATTCGCACTTCGATGCCTCCTATGGCGGCAGAAACGGCCGCAGCCAGTCTTTCCGGGTTGCACGGGCCGCGAGACATGAGCTTCGCCTCCAGCCGTTTTTGGCGTTGCTCTGTTGTCAGACTACTGTCTTTTGGAAGTGCGTAGTGTTTCTCCCACAGATCAAGAAGCAGAACGGATGTAATCGGGTTTGTCTCCTGCATCAGAGCCTCTGCGTACTCGACAGGTTTGTCGAGTATAAGCCCTATCGCCTGGAAGAGCCATAGACCGACATAACTGTTTCCGTAAATCGGTGACACATAGTCGATCATCTTCTGCGCAGTCGGACTTGTTAGGATTTTTTCCATCAATTCTGTTTTGTTGTACATGGAGGCCTCCTTACACTGTACCGGCTGTCAGTAGCAACCCATCCTCTGTAATGATCGGAAGGCTTCTGTCTGATAAAGTTATGTTGGACGTTCCGTAGCTCACGGTTCCATCCTCTCCAACTATTCCGATCTGGACATTTGAATAGTCGTACACACCAACCGTATTGGATAGTTTGCTTGTGATACTGGTGTATTTGATCTCTCCGTCCTTCATGGATTCAGGCAGATAAGCCAGGATCAGAGCCAGATAAGCCTCCTTGACGGATTCAATGGTTGATTCGTCCTCAAGCTCGACTGTAGCCTTTATAGAAATGGTGACAGTCTCGGGAGCAACGACAGATAGGTATGCTCCAGTCGGTGCCTTCCTGTTGGCAGGATCATCAGGGGACATGATGTAACTGTATACGGCATCGCGAAGGTCATCATTGGCTGGGTCTCCGTTTGCATCTATCAGAACGATTGTAACAAGACCGGATGTGTCCTGTGCAGGGATAACCTCTGCGGAACCAACACCGTCCACGCTCTCTGCCCACCTCTTGTAGTCCGACGCGCTGCCTCCGTAGGAATCACCAAGGGACTGATCATAATCACATATGCGGGCTATCAGGGATTCGTCTGTCTCCTCCTCCGTTCCACCGGTGACTGCATTCTCGTTTGTGACTGATGTGATTCCGTCTATCTTACTCCCCACGTGAACGATGGTACCGGCAGCAACGTTTCCTGATATTCCGGTTGTGACACACTCTATTCCAACCTTGATAACTCCCGTTTCTGGAATCTGTGCATACTCGGTTGTTCTGTACTCTGAAGACGGCTCATCGTTGATAGATGTGGTGACGAACAGGCTACCCAGAGGAATGACAGACCCCTCTTGACCGGTGATAGTAATCTCACCCGTTGCCGCCGTAGCCGCTCGTCTATTCATGGCGCGTGTTCTTGCGTGACCGTCGAGGTAGGTCCCGTATGACCACTCGGGGAAGATAAGCTGGATGACGCGCGGCAAGACATACTCACAAATTTCGGAACCAATCAGAGCAGCCGAGCGCGTGAAGTTCCAGGTGTGCCCTCCCTCACTCGCGTCGATGTCCGACGGGAGAGCAGAAAGACCGATCTCATGAAAGTCATCTGCGCTATGATTTTCCAAAAATGCGGGGGTTTCGTATTCTGCCATTATACCCCTCCTTTCGTTATATAGGCAGTCAAATCTATGGTGGCATCATACAGACCGTGGGCTACCACGTTTACTGTCATGGCATCGGAGCCAGTCCACTCGACCTCGATATCCTCCACATACTCGGTGCGATCATAAGGGTCTGCGAGCAACGCCTCTGTGATCTGACGGACGAGAATGCTTTCTGCTTCTTCGTGAGATGATGCCGCAAATACAGCGTCCCACTCAACGCCGTAGTCTGTACCGTATGCCAGGTGCTGGTATCGTTGGGTCTGTATGCAGTTGATACACCATGACTTCCAACTCTCAATTCCATCGCTGTCCAGTATCTTATGTCGACCGTCGAGTCTGAAGTCACCTGTTTCGATGTCAAAAGATAGACCGTTTCGATACCCTATTGGTTCCTCGCTCTCAACGTCTTCGGCCGTTATGATCTCATCTTCGTATCCTTCCGGCAGTAGGTTCGGCATGGTGCTCCTCCTTACGATGTTATTTTAGTGCCAACAACGACGATTGACACGATGATAGGCTCATAGCCTACCCAGGCTACGAGAACTCGATCTCCAGCCCGTAGCCTCCGAAAAGTAGACGGCAATCGATGACAATGGCTGTCTGTCTCTTCTGTGTCGTAGTCGACCTGTGTGAGCCTTATGTCTACCATATAGTCGCCTCTACCGATTCTCCCGGACAGTCCGTCCACGGACAAGCTCAGGTCGCTGTTTATGGTTCCAAGCTCAAGAGTTGTAGATGTGTTCCCTTTAACGGTTCTCTGCATTCTACCGGATAGGACTTCACCGAGCCGCTTCATGTTATTTCCCATTTATGTTCCTCCACGTTGCCCGTACGGTCTCCCTGTTGAGCGTTTATGTTTATGTCTATTACTTTACCAATTATTTCATTAAACGCGACACGGGGCGATTTTAAGCCTCTGACAGGGTCATGGTCATTTCCTTTTTTGCGCTGTCCACCGTTCGGTCTATGTCGTCAACGATTAGGTATTTCTTTTTGATGCACCCGGCATCTACAAAAACCTTGTCTCCCTTCCTAATCCACGGTATATCTGGAGCTTTGACCATGTATGAGTATTTTGGTGTACAGTTTTCGTTCAGGAGGTTCGTTGCCTCCTCTTTGACTTCCGAAAGGGTTGTATCACCAGACCTGCGGAAGATTTTCTGGAGAGTTCCGTATTTGTCGGTATTTTTTCTTCTGGTTCCTTCTACAGGCTCTCGTTCATCGTCATCAGCAGTTCCCAGTATGACTACCTTTGTGATCATACCGTTCATGGTGTACTCAAACGATGCGCTGGTCGCGTTCTTTCCCTCGATTATGTGGTAGATCGTCTCATTCGATCCGACCGTCTTGACTTGCATCACATCTTTTTCGCTTGTTATGGTATAGTCCTTTCCACGCCGTTCTTTGACCAGATCGAGGATATCAGCGGTCAAGATGTCAGACAGGTACCCACGAAGGGCCGATTTCGAGTGTGTGATGCTTTCATATTGGTAATTAAGTTTGACTCCCCAGTTTCCGCATATTTTTTTTACCATGTCCTTTGTTTCCAAACCCTCCGAAAAGAATTCGGAAGCCTCTGATTCCTGAAGGTAGATCAGATGGTCGTAGCACTTGATAGTGAAACTCTTATCTGTCATGGAGTCTTGACCACTACCAGTCCATATAAATCCTCTGAATACTTCGTCATTCTTTGAGCCGTCGTCAGCTCGAATATACACGCGGTCTCTTGCTTTGAAGATATCCGAAAGGTACTGATCTCCGATCTTTATATTGACTAATTGGAGAGTGGCAGATTGCGCAAGCTCATTTTTAGATTCGGATCGGTCTACTGCTACGAGTGCAGAGGTAATATTGTATTTGGTATATCCAGAAACGATGTAGGCTGTGTATTCAGGATTCGTAAGTGATGGCATAGTTTCACCACCTCTCTGTTACGGTATGACCAATCGAACGCCTGGATATATCCACCATCCGTTGTTACTGGACGATCTTCCGTATTTTTTTGCTGTACTCTCAATGATTACTTTATTTGCTTTGTAGATTTTAGGCCATTCAATGCCTCTACCGTAGAATTTTAGAGCGATATTCCAGCAGTTGTCTCCAGGCTTTACCACATATGTAGTTGTTTTCACTGTAGACCTCTTCTTGGATGATTTGTTGGTTGTAGCAACTGATGTCGTTTTTACCGTGATATCTTTTGCTTCAGAAAACTCGATCTCATAGACCATGCTACCGAATGGGCCAGATGCCTTGGCTGTATACTTTGATACATATACATCCATGTTAATCGGATATCCGGTAACCATTATATTGAGAACAGTATTTTCTCTCTTCCATTTTTCAATGATGGAATGGTAGAATGACGGGGCTCTACCTGTATCTCGGAGCATGGATTTGTATGGCCAGTTTACTCCAGGCCATTCGCTCTCCCAGGAGATAGTGGACAATCCTACGCCTGTAGGAACGGACACTTCTCCTTTCCCCATGATGTCGTATGAGACAAATTTTCCGTCACCAGTTGTTACAGTGATCTCCTCGGGGAGGAGAGGGACGCGAATCTCACGGTTTATGCTTTTCATCTTGATGTAGATATCTACTTTCATGCGACCCCTCCTCTCACAGGTGTGTTCTCAAATTGACCGCAGAGAGCATCAGCAATCTCTCCGGCAACGACCTCGGCTATCTCCTTGGCCTGTTGCTTGATCTGATCGACAATGCTTTCTTTGTCTTTTCCTTGTACGACGATCTCTACATGGATACCGCCGACATCAATGACGATGGATTTACCGCCTGTAGGCTCATCTGATCCGTACTGACGGAACCTGAATCCCTCATCATAGCCTCCTGATGTCATTCCTCCACGGGCGAATCCGGGAACATTCAGAAGCTCACCGGTCTTTGAGAAGAGCTTCAAAGCACGGTCTCTGCGCTGACTGCTGAGGGGTATAATCATTTCCGGTGCTTCCTCGTTCACGCGGATGAAACGTGTGCTACCCTTGACTATTCCACCGTTGGCGAATGCCTCAAGAGAGGAGCTTCCTCCACCTACGATACCGCCGCGGGCGTTACCGCCACCGCCACCGTCTCCTGAACCAGCCTTGAAACCGCTGAGGAAGTTGTCTTTGATGTCGTCGAACCAACCAGTCACATTATCCCATACGCTTTCTACCCAACCTGGAATAGTATCAGAGAAGAAGGTTTTGATTGGTGACCATATATTATCAACGAATCCGTCCACAGCCTCGTTGAATAGGGCTTTGATATTATCCCATAATTGAGAGAACCAATTAGGTATGCTTTCTGTGAAGAACGGTACGATATGACCACTCCATGTCTCTTCTGCCCATGTAGGTAGTGATTCTGTAAAGAATGTTTTTATGCCGTCCCATAGATTAGAGAAAAACTGCGGCAATGATTCTGTAAAGAACGGAACAATGTAGCCGCTCCAAATGGTTTCTACCCAACCAGGAATGGTTTCGGTAAAGAAGGCACCGATAGCACCCCAGAATGTATCCCATGCGGCAGGTAGCGTTTCCGTGAAGAACGGAACCACATATCCGTTCCAAATAGTGTCTACCCAACCAGGAATGGTTTCGGTAAAGAAGGCTCCTACAGCGTCCCAGAAACTATTCCAGGCAGAAGGAAGCGTTTCTGTAAAGAATGTTACAACCTTTCCCCATATGTATCCGGCATATTGCGGAATGGTTTCGGTGAAAAATTCACCGACTGTATCCCAGAAACTATTCCATGCTTCAGGGATCGTCTCCGAGAAGAATGTCCACACCTTACCTGTTGCATATCCGAGGGCATACGGAACCGTTTCTGTGAAGAAGTCTCCTACACTGCTCCAGAACGAATCCCATCCTTCAGGGATCGTCTCGGTGAAGAACGTGGATACCTTTCCTGTTAGGGTGTCCCATGCGGAAGGCACTGTCTCTGTGAAGAATCCGCTAACGTTGTCCCACAGACTGTTCCATCCTTCAGGGATCGTCTCGGTGAAGAAGGTAGATGCCTTCTCTTTAAATGAATCGAATGCAGAAGGGATGGATTCTGTGAAAAAGTTTTTTGTGGATTCCCACGCTTTGTTAAGACCGCCGCCCTCGTCGGTGCTGTCGCTGATGGCTTTACCGACTTTTTTGCCTGTGAACAAGGAGGCAATTCCGCCGACTCCTGCTCCAATCAACGCGCCGGGGATTGCTCCTACGCCGCCGACGAACGCGCCGATTCCCGCGCCGATTCCAGCTCCTGCTCCAACCATTCCAGTTCTTGTTCCTGCTGTGACATAGCTGTCTTTGGCGGCTTTTTTGTCACCGACTTTGCTTGACTTTACGCCTTTGAACACGTCGACTCCTGCGTGTATGAGCTCAATGCCACCGAGAATGCCACCGAGTATGGAGCTTCCTCCTACTGCTGCCGCTCCTCCGGCTGTTGTTGCTCCAGACCCGAGAGATACACCGACTTTAGCAAGTCCAGCTGTTAGACCGCTACTTGTAGCCGCTACCGTTCCGTTTTTCAGCGTTACACCGGTCAATACCTTTCCTGATGCTGCTCCTGATCCTGACGGAAGCAGAGGCGTTCCGCCACCAGTTCCGGGAAGGGATAGTGTTCCATTTCCATTTCCCTTTCCGAACCAGCCTGAGAAAGTTCCTCCTGTTCCTGTTCCGCCTGTAGTGGCTCCATAGACATTGACCACTCCGGCGGTCACATCCATAGTGGCTGTAGCATACGAGGATCCGATGCCGCCTGTTCCTCCAGATTTTCCTGGAATAAGGCTTTTCAGGTTTTTAATGTTGCCGACAATGTTTCCGATGCCGCCAATGAGCTTAAAACCTAATATTGTGCCAATCGTAAACGCGAGGGCTTTGTTTTCAGAAGCCCACTCCTTCAAGGCTTTTGTGATCTTTTCGGTATCGAATCCCTCCAAAAATCCATCTACGAAGGATCCTCCGATAGACACACCGTCTGCGAGTGCATCCTCGTTGGTGATACCCAACAGAGCCAGCAGACCGCCTGTGATACCTGCTCCTATGGTCTTACCGACGCTACCGGCGATCTCTGCGATATTGGCTTTTCCTGTGCTATTCCACCATTTTGAGAAAGGCTCCGCGATCACCTCATTCCACAGGATTTTAATTTTCCCTCCGAGGCTTGCGTTCTTAAAGGCATCCGTTCCAGTGACTTCCTTTATGGTTTTTACAGCCTTCTCCAGTTTATCGGCCGCCCAGTTAGACAGAGCCTTACCGACCTCATAGATTGTGTCACCAAGGTCAGCAAGAGCATCGTCGGCGGAATCAAGAAGATCAACGATTGTTCCGAATCCACGCTTTGCTCCGTCTTGTAGACCTTGACCCCATCTGCGAAGGATGTTGATCTCGAATGTATCCTGAATCTGCGACCACAGACCAGCTACGGTCTCATTGGCCGTCTTCTCCATCATGCCGTTGTACTCTTTCATACCTTCAAGAAGAGCTTTTACAGCGGTATCTGCGCCGATTGCTCCTTTCTCAAGGTCTTTGGTCATGGCGGCAAGTCCTGCGTCTCCAGATCCGTATCCGAGCCCTTCCGCGAGGTATCTCTTTGCAGATATTCCTGCCTCGGCAAGCTGGTTCAGTTCCTCGGTTGATAGCTTACCCTTTGACTTGATCTGTGCCAATGCCAGGACGATTCTCTGTAGGCCTTCCTCGCCCTTACCTGTCGCGGCTGCGGCGTCACCGATTGTCCCCATGTCTTTGAGGATGTCCTCGGCGTTCCAGCCCATGGCGAGCATCTTCTGGGACTGCGCGATGACCTCATTTGTCTTGAACGGTGTCGCTTTAGCGAACGCATCCAGGTCATCCATCATCTGCTGTCCACGAGCTTCACCGAGAAGGGTCTGGAATCCGATCTTCGCGGATGAGTAGGCGTCAGCCGTACTGATGGGATTGACTACGAGCTGTTTAGCCGCAAACCCGGCGAACACGGCTGCCGCAAGGGTCTTTATGTTAAACAGCATATTTTTGATCTTCTTGAGCGGGGTCATGGCATAGTCCTTGACCTTCACGATCGCGCTCCATGTTTTTCCGGCTATAGTCTTTCCGATCGAGGTTACTTTTGATAACACATTGGATGCTTTATCCTTCGCGGACACGATGGACGACCATGTACGACCGGCAAAGGATTTTGCCTTTGTCATAATGTTACCTATGACATTGGACGCTTTATCCACCGCTCCCAAAACAGCAGCCGTTTTTGTTTTACCGAAAGACTTTGCTCGCTCCTCAGCTTCTCGAATTTTCTTGATGAATCTGCTCGAATCCGCATCGAACGATGGCCTGGCTTTCTTTTTATGAAGCTTATCTACAGAATCGGAGGCAGTTTTTGCCTCGTCTGTTACTTCGTCCTTAAAACGTGCTTCGACGTCGATAACGATTTTACGAGCCATTACTTACTGCCTCCTTCGTTTGTTTTTTTAACAAGATTTCGAATCTTCACAGGCGTATCACCGTCCTCCAATGCTATACGGGTCGACGCGAGAATAAAGTCCCTTTCCCCTTGCGGCATAGGGTCGTTGTGAGTTCGCAAACCCATCAAAATACCAGGTTCAAGCCCGGTATTTTGAAATGTGACATGGACGGTGTACGCCAGGTCAGACTCCTTTATTAGTTTTTTGCAAATTCGACCTCATCCATGGTCTCTTCGGCATCTTCTTCATCGGACATATCGCTTATTTCCATGACGGTTTCAGCGAGCTTCGATTTCTCACCAATGGTAAGCAGAATATCGAGGCTGTCGATGTTGTTCGCGAGCCCGTACTTCGTCTTGATGTGGGAATTGCCCCAAATATTCTCCTGATCCTCCTCAGTGGTAGCCAGGTAGATCAGCCAGCTGTTGAACACTGCGGCGTCGAATTCTCCCTCAATCTTCGGGTACTTGGCACCGGCGGGATTGGTCACCATCTTGGTGGCCTTCTTTCTGGCAAACTTGGCGTCCTTATCACTGATAGGATGCAGATGAACGGTAAACAGGTACACGCCGTTCCTCTTCAAATCGACCTCGACGATGTTTTCGTCAGAAGTTTTATACTCTGCTGCCTTAAGCAAACCTTCCAGCAGATTGTACTCTGCATCCTTGCGGTTTTCAGCCTGATCCAGGCCGGTTACGGACTTCTTCTCTTCTGTTGCGCTCATGTTGTTATCCTCCTTGTATTTGTTTGTGTTTGTTATCGAGGCCTCTTGTTACGGAGGCCTCTTTATGATTTGGTTAGAGTTTCTGGAGATAGGTGGATGCGAGGGACGAGATCATCTGAGGTACCTCGTTGATGGCAAATGCCATTTCGCGGCTGATTACCTCTCCGGGTGTGAGGGTCTGGAGTCCAAGGGAGCCGTTGGGGACGACGCTGTTGTATGCGACCCGTTGCTCCTGACCGTCGGGTTTCTCTGTTACGCCTTGGAAACTGTAGCTCGGGAATTTACCGGCTCGAAGGGCCTCCAGAATGGGAGCGACGAAGGTATCATCGCGTACAACGGCCTCTGTGAATGTCAGGTCAAAAGAAACGCCGGTTGGAATTCGATTTATGACAGGATTTCCGACAAACTGCTTTTCAGAGACAGTGAAATTCATGATAACGGAGAACGTCTCGACTTCGAGGAGGGGAACATTAACTCCGTTGACTTCTACCATGAGGTAACCATCTTTACCGGTCATAAGCTCGGCTGTATTGAGGGTCTGATTGAGAGCCATTTGTTATACCTCCTTTAAGAGTTCTGCGAGTACCGGAACTGGTACTGCAAGTAGATTTTTTCGAGACTGTCCACATCGTCTGCCTGGATAATGAACCATGCAGAATCACCGGAGTAAGGGTTCGATGTGTCCTCTGTGAAGGTTGCGCCGGTCATCAGTTTTCCTTCTTTTTCGGCCATCTGATCAAGGACACGCTGGCCTGTCTGGATAATGTCGGCGATGCCGTCCGAGTTGGCGGATACCTTTCCAACTTTGGGAGACAAGGCACGGTCCAGGCGTTCAATCAGCTCAAAGCGCACCTTTACGCGGCGGATTTTCTTCCAGCCATCGTCCTGGGTGCCAACATCTGGATTGATGAGGGTATTGATGCCGGAATCGTACCAAATGATACCTTCGGTGGACATGGACAACAGGAGCATACCTGCTTTGATAGCCTGCTCGTACTGAGCAAATGTGAGTTTTTCGCACAGGTCTGTGGCTCCGTTGATCGTAGTGTGGGTGATACCCTGATTGGAAGGAGTGGAGGCAATGACACCAGCTGTATAGCAGATTGCCATAACGCCGTCTTTGTTTTCGGAGCCGGACTTGTATCCACCTCCGAGGTACACGACCTTACAATCGTTGAAAGATGCGGAGTGAGCGAGGCGAGTTTCAAAGTCAACGGTGGTCTTTTCACCAACAACCGCGATAGCCATCTTGCCCAGATTGTAGGCGTTCTCCATGTATGCCTGGAGAATCAGGCTCAGTGTCATGTTCTCATCATCGTCCACATCGAGTGCGATGGTGTTGTAGTAGTTGGTTTCAAACGCCGCAAATGCCGAGGAGTAGTCGGCATTGGTTACAGCAGGGTTCTCGCCTCCTGTAAGAGCCCCCGACGCAACGGCAAGAAGGGGAACTGTCGCAGCTTCTCCGGAAACCGTGATGTAGTCGGAGTTCGCGGTAGCGGACACGAGGTTTGCACCTTCGCTCGTCGAGTCGGCCTCGAAATCGAAAGATTCCACCAAGGTTGTACCAGCGTACACGCGAAGCTGTTTCTTTGTGTCGTCGCCGATCTTGGACTGCACGGACAGGCTGATTTGCATGGTTCCGGGATACTTTGCCGTAGCAGTCAGACCCTCGGTAAGCGTAAGGGTTGCATTCTTACCGCCGGTACCAAGGCGGTAGGTGTAAACGACCGAGGCTCCGCCATCAAACATGGCGGCGGCTGCAGGAACGGTATATCCTGCTCCGTAGGTCCCGAATCCGTAGTTTCGGGTCAGGTCACTCGAATTGGAGTTGACCAGGACTTTCCCGAGGGGACCCCATGATGCCTGGATGGCGATAGCGCAAATACCGTCCTGCGCCTTCACAAGAGCGTTGTTGCCGGAATTAACATGACGCTGGTATAAGCCGGGTCGAATCTTGTTCTCGCCAATGTTGTATAACACAGCCATATGTTACTTGACCTCCTTGTTTCTATGTTGGGTTTTGAATTTATCGATGATTGATCGTGCCTCCGAGACTGTTGCCTTCTTCTTGCCCGCCAGACGGAGAGCAACGGCAACGATCTCATAGGATGTCTTGAATGCGCCGTGGTTCTTTGCAAGTTCCTCGGCGGTGTAGATTTCCTCCACGGAGGCTGTAGTCTTTTTTTTATCCATGATTGTATTCCTCTCTGGATCAATATTTTATGTGGTCGATTGTTCCCTTTGGTGGTTCATAGACGATAATCCCATATGTGGCCTCTACCGTCAGTTGCCCCGTCCTGAGCGCGTCTGCACCGCTATTCAGCGTGTTGTTGCGGTTGACCATGATCGGTACTTCACCGTCCTTTTTGAGCCTTTTGGAGGCGTACAGGGCTGTCACAAGCTGCCTTCCGACTGTTTCGGAGGTTGCTTCGTCCTCGGCGAATATGTGTCCTCGGACGGATGCGGTGCGCCAGATGGTAGCGTATGTATCTTTGATCCACCCTGCGGGCTTCTCGTACATCTTGCGCCAGTATATGGCTACCTCTGAACCAGAAGGCTTCCATGCATTGTTCGGTAGAGGATCATGGTTGATGACGAATAGGTTCTCAAGGTTGCTGCTCCACTCGTTCAGGCGGGCGATAACGTCCGGCTGTATAGTAGTGAGCACCGGGAATGCGAGAAGCTCGAAGGCTACCGTACACCCCGTCACCTTGTCTTTAGGCTCGGTGAAATACTGGGAGTTTTTCCATTGCGCCGCGACCGTGAAGGTTCCGCTGGAGAAAAAATAACCGTCTATGAGCTCACGGACAATGGGCTCAATGTCCTCTGGGAAGTGTTTCCCATCCTTATGGCACATGATGTCCACGATGAGGGTGCCTCCCATGGTGCGCTCTGGATCACCCTGCAGATCTTCGGCAAAGACGATGCGACCGTACTGCGGGCCAGCTCCCCAGAGAGAGTCTGTATCCGCTGGTGCTTCCTGGCTGAAGACAGCCGGGGCTTTGTTGTAGGTTGCGAGGCATTCCTCGAGGGCGGCCTGGGACTTGAGATGCTCGTACAATGCTTTCTCGATCATAGGTTACACCTCAAAGTCTTTCTCAAAGATTTTTTGGATACGGGGTTCAGCATGGTCGAGAATCCTGTCGTGGTGCGGTCTCGGAGCCATTCTGGATGTTCCGTTTTCGAGAATTTCACCGAGATTATAACGTCCATCATCGGTCGTCGTGTCACTTTCGATTCGGGAAATATAGCTTCCGAAGATGCGATGTGCGGTGGGTTGCCATGACCGTCGGAAGGTTCCGGTTCGGACTGCTGGAGGCTCTCCAGGAGCGGATGCGGTATAGTACCGACCGTTCTTCTTTTTGCCGTCCGTTTTATCTATCTGCCTGCGATACGTCCCAGGAACCTTATACCTTCGGCCGCTCCTCTGTCCCCTCAATACGAGTAGGGCGGAATTGCGGAGCTCGTTGGCGGCTTCGTATGTTCTCCCCATCATCTGGTGCTCGATCTTGTCGGTGATCTCGTTGACTTCATCCATCAAGTCACCTGGTGAGTAGCTTTTTCCCTGAATGATACTCTTACTCATTGCAAGTCCTCCCTTTCCTCAACATGATAGACGAGGTAGTGACCGAGTTCTCCAGGGTCGTGAGGCTTCCCTTGAACGAGGAAGCGGCGTTTCCCACCATCCATAACCAGTACGTCTTCCGCATGTGCCCGGTCTTTAGTGCCGCGCTGTACGATAGTATGAGTGATCGGGTGTCCGCGTTGCTTCCATTGCTCGATCTCTTCAGGGCTTGCTTGGGAGATGATGCCGAGCATGGTTCCGACTTCTTCAAAACCGCTTGTACAAGGCCGTCCTTTGTCTGTCGTCCCGCTATTTCGGCGCATAACCGTGAAACTCTTGAAGCCCTGTCCGGGTCTCAACAGTCCTGTGTAGCGTAGCACGGTACATCATCTCCTTTAATCAGAATTTGCGGCGGTTCGCCTGCATATCGTTGTAGAAGTACGGTGTGCCACCATGAGGTGAAAGGCTGCGTGGGTCTCCCACTCTTGGAACACTTGCGGAATATTTGAGGGACTTTTCCGCACTGTCAAGCATCTTTTTCCATCTCTCGTATCGATCCGAAAGAGAGTATGACAGCCCTCCAACACTGGTATTGACCTCGTATGAAAGCCTCATAACGATGGCTTTCAAGCAGTGTAAACGCGCCTTCTTCCAGTTGTCTCCATACTTTGCGATAATAGCATCGTACTCCTCATCGCAGAGGGGGCTGCTGATGCCATCTTCGTTGACAACGGTGTCGCCGAGTTCAAAGCGCATCTGGTCTCGCCCCTGATCCGTGATCTTGGTGGGGTCATATGTGTAGGTAGCCATCACTGGTCACCTTCGAGCTCTTTAGCCCTGGCCTCCGCTGCCTCTTTTACGCTCTTTCGAGAATCAGAAAGGTGAAGCAGGATCAGAGCGTCACCGTCGGTCATCTGATTGATGATAGCCTCGGCTTCGGCGGCCTTTCCGATCAGGACATTGAATACATCCTGAACGCCTCTGTCGGTCGGCTCCAGAATCATCTCCTCACCGTTCGACTGTACAACGATGGAGAGGGTTGGGTCTGTGACAACGACATTCTCTGTGACCTCAGTGACCTCGGAATCTACATTCACAACCTTGAGGACACCGAGCTGCTCCTGCTTGGAAGGGCTCTCGACATACTCTTCGGGAATTTCGTCACCGATGTAGAATTTCTTGCCGCCGAAGCTACAGGGCTTCAAGGCAATCAGTCTTGTCACGATTGTCATCAGACAACCTCCTTGCAGAACATTGCGAGATCGTCAGCGGTCTTCTTCATGGTGTAGGACATCAGACCTTCGATGTATTCAGAGTGGACGCCCCACTCGCCTTCGTGGTGGAAGATCGGCATGATATTGCCGTCGCCCAGCATATCCCAGGTGAAGATGTAGCCTGCGGAAGGCTCCTCGATGGAGGGGGAACTGGTCGCATATGCGAGCAGAAGAGCGTTGGGATCACCGATGAAATCCATATCAGCATCAGCACCCATAGCGGCCTGATTGTGAATGGACATCAATACAACGATCTCATCCATCTCGAAGAGCTGTGCGAGAACATTGCGGGTCACGCTGGCAGGGTTTGCTGTAGAGCCGCCGTACTTCACGCGCTCCAGGATGGCGGGGTGGTTACGAAGTGCGTTGAACACGTTTGCACCGATGGCGATTTTGTTGGGTGTACGGCCGGTCTGCTGGTGCATCTCCAGCTTTCGGTCTGAAATGAACTTGATGGGGTCGGAGTTATCGTTGGAGAACTTGATGAACTGCTTGTCGGACGGAGAGGTGTTGTCGACACCTGTCCACTCGTTTGTCCATGCGCCGGACTTGAAGAAGCCATTTGCAAACAGTCTGTCCTGGTGGATGTTTGCCTGCTCTGCCATAGCCTTTGTTCTCTGTGTGCGAGGGTCTGCGATAGAGGGACCCTGGCGACGCTGCAGGTCTGTCTGGCGAATCTGGTCGATACCCATGATCATCTGGTCAACCTGGCAGTTGTAGGTCTCTGTGTGCTCGGACAGCACGACAGGAGTGACCTTGCCGTATGCAGGCTTTCTCTGCCAGTTGTCTCGGAGCAGATCTTCCTTGTCGAATACGTAGTAGTTGTCAGCGGACAACGACACGCGGCAGATGGGGAAGATGGCCTTTGCAAAGTAGTTGGCTGCGTTCTGGTAGTAGGACAGAGCCATATTTGTCAGAGCGGTGTGGGGTCTGAACTGACCCTTTTGAATTGCCGCTTCGATAGTTTTGTTCGAAATGTTGCTCATTTACGTTGCCTCCTTATGCCTTCTGGTATTTTGCGATCTGAACCTGCAAGTAGTTGCCGGATTCAGCGTCTCCAAGAGCGATTCCGAGAACATAGTTCCCGGACACGGCGACAGCCGCCAAGCCGTCAGCACCTGCGGCGACCTCCTGGCCCTTCTTGATGGTGGCACCTGCGATCAACACGCCGATGTCCTTAATGAGGATGTCAACATCGTCACCAGATTCAACCTTCCCGGACTCCTGCCCGGAAATGTCATTGTAGCCTGCCTCGATGATGGCAATTCCGACGGGAAGGTCGGTACCTGCGGTAGCGAGAACGACATTGCCGCTCTCGTCGAACTTCATGATGCGGTTGCGTACATCTTCAATGGCAGCCCCAGCTTTCTCAACGATGGTCTGGGTGCCGTTGATCTGAACGCCGTTATAGTTTCTCTTTGCCATGATCTATGTCTCCTCTCTTACTTATTGTGGTACTCGGCATCGTATTCAGCCATAAGGTCGGGGTCTTCCCACGCCTTGGCGATAGCCGTAGTGTAGTCCATTTTAGGATCGGACTTCATGATTTCCTTTGCCTTGGCGTCAGCCTTATCGACTGCGCTATTGGCGGAACCCTGACCGCCGGCGGACTTACCGATCTCATTAAACAGGCCGGACTTCTCGACCAGACCCAGGCTCTCATCCAGGATGGAGATGTAGGCGTTGTAGTTTGCCTCGTTGGACTTCTTCATGTCGTAGAGGGTCTGTGCAAGCTCATCCTCTTTCTTGCCGAGAGGGGCGTACTTCTTGGCGACCTCGGTCATCTCCTTCATTTCGAAGGACTTCTTCAGTGCCTGCATCTCCTCAAGGGCTTTCTGGATCTCCGGGGAGGTCTCGGGATCGGACTTCTTGCACTTTTTCTTTCCCATGTCGTCCATGTCATCAACCTCTTCTTTCTTGCAATTTTTGTCCTTCTTGGGAGTGGTGGGCTCTTCGTCCTCCATCTCCTTTTTGGCGGCCTCCGGGTCTACCGAGGCCTTTGCGACGAGAGCATCGTACTGCGCCTTTTGTTCGGCATCCAGTCTGCTCAAGTCAAGGTACACTTTGTTTTCAGCCATTTTCTTTACTTCCTTTCGGCTTTATTTTTTTTGGCCCGATGGCCTGGGGTACTTGTTACTCCTCATCGGAGATGATTGAACCTTCTTTGATCATCCAGCTGTCTCCGTTGATAAACTCACCGTCGAGCATGATATCGCCGGATGTATCTTCAGGTTCCTCTGTAGCTTTTGTGACTTCATCAGCCATTTTACCTACACCTCCTTCACTTGGTGTAAATACATAATTGAATCCATAGGACTGGGCATTATTGACCAGCCAATCATGTTGCTGGTTACAGAGAGAGGTGCGATATTCGGAAAGTTGCTGGTTTGCGGCGTCTACAGATATTTCTCCACGTGCGATCTTCTTCTTTTGAGAATTGTACTCTGTCCGCATCTTATAGTTCAGACTGTCGGACTGTTTCTGGAAGGCACGGTTGAAGTCATAGGAATTGTTGCTGTTCGTTTTGGATGTTCTTTCAAGAGAGTATGTTCCTTCTTTTCCAACGGCTCGAATAGCTTTTAGCCTGTAGTCTGTTAATACTTTCACATCAGCGCCGGAGAAAGTGCCTCCGTATTCTCCAGGATGGTTATGCGTCAAGGTGGTTCTATCGTTCATGTGTATTCCTTCTTTGGCTCCGAACGATACGCTACCCTTGCCACCGCTCTTTTCGAGGATAATGTATCCGTCTTCCCCCACCAATGTCATCTTCTCGGTTTTCCGGTTTACTGTTTTGGCCTCTACCTCTTGGCATTTGCTCAAAACAACATCTGGAAGTTCCGACTTTGTGGAGGTTGCACTGATCTTATTTTCAGCCTGTTGCTCTGTAGGTTTTTCATCCTGTTTCGGATCATCTTTCGGTTTATCTGCTCCAGAAGAGGCCGCAGCTCGTTCCTTTTCACGAGATACAGCTGCATCAGCCATGTGCTGCTTGCTGGGGTCTTTCGTTCTGGTCGTAAATGACGCGTACCCATTCGATGAGGAAAACCGTCCGAGACTGTCATGGTAGGGATTGAACTTTTCCACCTCTACGATCTCGACATAGCGGTTCGGATCACTCTTGTCTACGTCCATGACGGCTTCTTGTGTCTGATAGACCGAGCTCGTGACGAGTTTTGGAAACAGCTCCATCAGCGCATCTGTGTACTGGTTGACGGTTGTTTCAAAATATGCAATCTTTTCGGATTCGTCTATATCGGTATCGTTTAGGATACTGTATAGAGACTGCATAAATGCGTCGTTATACCTGTACAGTTTATCTCGGTTCTCTGCCTCGATGGTGAGACTATCGAAGAGTTTAATGCTTTTCATAAGCTGATCAAGCATATATTTCTCCCTACTTGATTGGAATTTCTGCCTTTTCATCAGCAGAGAATGCTTTGTTGAGTGGCTCGTATGCACGGTATCGGTAGGCGTTGTCGAATTCGATTTCAAACCGTTTTCCGTCGGTCGCCTTGAATTCATACCTTCCGCCGGTCGTATATGATTTGTGACCTAAGTATGTACCGCGTCTCAAATTACCGCTGGGGTCTTCGATCACATACTGTTTCCCCGTTTTTATTCGGTCGTTGGAAAAACCATCAAAACCTACGTTTTTTCCGGTTGCGTTTGGCCCCATGTTCCTGTAGACCTTGTTACCAACAACTACGTCTCTTCCTCCACGGGTAAGATCTTCTCCCTTTTCTTTTTTCGGTTCTTTATCCGTTCTTTCTTTTTCTCGTTCGGAAGCCCTGTCAGCCAAGTGTTGCTTATTCGGGTCCTTGGTTCTGATCGTGAAGGAAGATGCACTGTTAGCGGTTGAAAATCGGCCGGATTCGTCGTGGTAAGGGTTAAACTTATGGATTGAGTTAGGGGAACACCTCGACGATACAGACGTATCTATCGGGGTCGGACTTGCTTACAGCCTTGGGAGGCTCTGTGGGGGTATTTTCGTGAGGATCGCCGTCCAGGCTCTTGAAGAGACAGATGTCTGCTTCCTGGTTGGCACCTGCTCTAACGAGGTCAACGCTCGTGAGCTGGAGGTCTCGGAGTTTCGTTGCCATGATCAGTCTCCTTCCGTGATGATTTCGATAATGTTATCATTTGGAGCGGCCTTTTCTACGGGTATCCGCTTGGCCTTGCCCTCGATGGAAAACATTTTGTAGGTGCGGTTCTTTACCTTCTCCCACGCCTCATCGTCCTCGATCTTGAAGCCGATCCACCAGGCGATGGGGAGAATTCCCTCGGGAATCCCCATAGCTTTCTGCTTTTCAGCAGTAAATACACAGCTTTCGACCAGCTTTCCCTTTTTCCGCATGGTCGGTATGTGCTCCTCCCCCGTGTCGCGGAAGTTGAGGACGTACTCATACGCCGCCTCTTCCAGATCCTCGGGGTCGATCATATCTTTCTGCCTGTCCTCAAGCTGCTCTCCGTCCACCGTGATGGAGACGGAAGCCCAGCCGAATACAAGGCGCTTATCGTCGTCAGTCTTGAATATGGAGAAGGATTTTTCCGTGGTCTCCTCTCTGGGAATGTTGTGCTTATCGAGCCACTCATTGAAGGCATCATTGTTCTGCTTGTTGGTTTCTTCGTCCAGAATCAATGAATCGGAACCTGAAGACTTTTCCGTGTGAACGACAACATTGTAGTTATTCTTAACATTCCGTTTTTCAACCGAAAATTCGATTCCGTATTTTGATGCTTTTTGATTGCTCCAGTCTGCCATTTCCCTGTTCACGACCTTTCCGAAATCTCTATTGGCTTGTGCCTGAGTAATCTCTCCATCTATGATCTTGCTGTAGTAGTGCTTTTCGTCCAGTTCTCTCTGGGCTACGCGACGAGCAGATTTCATTTCTCCGTCATAGTCTATAACGAAACGGCGACCTTTTTGCTGTGTGTACCCTTCACCTCGTTTGATACTATAGGTCACACCCTCCCTTGTGGTAGCCCGAATTTCATGCATATCGTTATTTACGAATGCGAACGTGTCCTCTGTAGAGAATATGGAGCTGCTCGGGTGGTTGTGGGTGAGGGTGTTGTCCTTCATCATGTCGCATTCCATCATTGTGAATCCGACCATGCTCTCCGAACCGTCCTTGTAGAGGATCACATTTCCGTCATTGTCTACAATTGCTGCGCTCTCGTAGAACTGGTCTCGTATTTTGTCCTCTACGTTGTGTACGGCCTGAATTCTTGGTGATTTCTCGTCGGTGTCGGTTGTTCTATCCCGCTCTTTCTCCCGAGCGGTTGCCGCGTCCGCAAGTCCCTGCTTTGACGGGTCTTGTGTGCGGATCGTGAAGGAAGTCGCGCTGTTTGCACTTGCAAATCGACCGAGACTGTCGTGATAGGGATTGAACTTGAGGATTTCGTTGAATGTTTTGGCTACTGTGTCTGTGTATGACTTAATGATCTTTGTCTGGCGGCTGTCCACCACGCCGTACTCCAGCGCATTGTGGCCGTCCTTTCCCATGTTGGCAATGATACCGTCATACCCCAGGTTCTTGAGGCTCTGGGCGTCGAGTTTTAGGGAGGCTTTCAGGAGCTGATGGTTTGAGGATAACTGTGTCACAAGGTCTCGCGTGAGCAGACCGTCAGCATCCAATTGAAGGATGTTGTCAATGTCCGCTTCACTCAAATTGCGGAAGTCAAGGGGATGCTTCATCTCAACATCTACCTCATATACACGGCCTTTCTTTCCCCTCTGCTGGGTGAAGGATGTGCTTCCCTCAAGCCGTTCGTATGAGAAGTCGTCGGCCGTTTGCTTGCTGTCTGTAAAGTATATGAGCTTCTCTCCGCTGGATGTGTTCTCTCCAGCGCGGTTGATATCAAACTCATCTATGTCTGTTGACGGGCTTCCGTGGTACAGAGTACCCTTGAATCCCTTACCCGCCGTGGGATCGTCTCCGTCGTCATCGGAGCGGTCCTTTTCTCGCTTGATCGCGCGGTCGTGGGCGGTGCTTGCTCCCGGTTTATAAGAAAAAGAGACAGCGGAGTTCGCGACGGCGAATCTGCCGCGTGAATCGTGGTATGGATTAAATTTGAGGATTTCATCAAACAATTCCATGCGCTGTCCCTTTCATATACTATTTTTCCAAAATTCTGAAATAATTATACTGCTATAATGTCAAAATGTCAATATTGAGTTCAGGGTTTTGGCACGCAGATTCAGAGTTTTTGGTGTATTATTAAAATTTTTCCAAAACCTCTTGAAATTTCCAAACTATTATGGTATAATATATATGGTCGTAGTGTGTGCAGACGCTATGCCGTTCAATTTCATACTATGACCATGCTCGTTGATGTGGGGCTGCACCCCTGCGTCAACGGGCGTTTTATATGAGGTGGAATTATGAGCAAATTTATTGATTTGACTGGGCAACGGTTCGGACGGCTTGTTGTAATCAGAAAATCAGATAGTCGAGGTAGCAATGCGTGGTGGGTTTGCCAATGTGATTGTGGAAATATCCGCGAAGTACGATCTACGGAGCTTAGAAATGGGTCTTCTAAAAGTTGCGGATGTATCAAAAACACACTCCATTTTGATCTTACCGGGAAAAGGTTTGGCCGTCTATCGGTAATGTACCGAGCACCAAAATCCAGCGACAGAAAAACTCGCTGGGTGTGCCGTTGCGATTGTGGTAATGAAGTGGTTGTTATCGGAAGAAACCTACGTAGCGGAGCAACAAAAAGTTGCGGTTGCTTTAAGAGCGAAAAATGTCGTGAAATGGGGAAAAGCAACACAGATCACGGGTTGTCTCATTCTCGATTATATGCAATTTGGAACGGAATGGTTCGTCGTTGCCACAACCCAAAGTCACAACGCTATAACGATTATGGAGGTCGTGGGATTGAAGTTTGCGAAGAATGGAGATCTGATTTTATGGTATTCCATTCCTGGGCACTTGAAAACGGATACCGCGAAGACTTATCCATCGACCGCAAAGACAACGATGGGAATTACTGCCCGGAGAACTGTCGGTGGGCTACTGACGCGGAGCAGGCGAACAACATGAGATCTAATACCATCATTACGTTCAATGGAGAAACAAAAAACGTAAAGCAATGGTCTGATGACACCGGTATAAGTTATACCGCTTTGATCTCAAGATTTTCAAGAGGCTGGTCTGTGGAAAGAGCATTGTCCACACCAACAAAATCAACAAAAGCCCAAAGAGAAGATTGATCCTTCTCTTTTTTATTCCACTTCTTTGTAAAGTACAGCGCATCTGCAACCAACGTGATATGGCGGATACAGTTTCGTAAATCTATAATTACCTCTGTTCGGCACGTTGAACTCTTCGTCAATCCCTACGGCGACTCCATCGAGGTTTCCGCAAGTCGGGCAAACCCTCTCGTCATCCGAACAGCAGCCTATTTTTATGACTTTTTTCATGTACCCGTCTGCTTGCGCTTGTTTAACGCCTTCATGCGCTCCGGTGTTGTAAGCCATGCCCAATTCTTGGCGGGCTATCGTAAAAGCTCTGGCTCGGTTTTGCCTTGCCGCATATTTCATGGCGAGGTCTTGAGCTTTCTTTTCTTTGACACCGTTGTTGATAAGGTTCTCGTAGTAATTGAGGTTCGCTTCTGCTTGCTGTCTGGTAAGTCCGACCATACTCCGCACGGTTCTTGCGAGTGAATCCACATTGCGATCCTCATAACTGGCTGCTCGCTCTACGACGGCACGGAGAGCGTCATGCTGTGTCTGTGTGACATTTGTCACAAATTCAGCCGCGTGTGCTTTCGTCCAGCTCTTCACGCCGCTCGATGCGGGATTGTAGTACCAACCCCTGTACTTTGACGCCAGTTCGTCTGTAGCGGCCTTCATAGCCTCCTCCCACGAGGGGAGGAGGGTTGTTACAACGAATTTATTGTAGTCCTGTTGCCACTCTTCCAGGTACTCCATACTGATAGTACCAGCGAGTATGGCTTCGCGCAGTTCCTTGTAGGTGATCGCTTTTCCTTGCGCTCTCCACAGGTTGGTGAGGAAGTACACAAGTCGTGGCTCGGCGGTATCAAGGAAACCGTGTAGCTTCTTGAGCGTGTCGTTGTATTCGTCCGCGCTGTAGCTCGCCTTCCTCAAAAGGTCGATTCTTGTCACATGTACTCCCCCTTTCGGTTAATTGCCCCCGTTTATGAGGGATTCGAGACGAGATATCTCTGATTCAAATTCCGTTCTGCTAACGGCTCCGAGGTTTGTCAGAGCATCGGCCGCGTTGTTCGCTCCGGTGCCTCCGTTGGCTATGTTGACCGATCCGTACATACTGGCAGCTGATGTCCTTTGGTGCTCTGTCTTCCAGAGTGTACCTGTATATGTCAGCTTAATCGGGCAACCAGCACTGATCCATGTGTTGTTATATCCAGCGACCGTACTCACCGAGTTTGTGCCGAGTGGCTGACGTATGCCCTTTTCTCCAAGATTATTGACATTGATCTTGGGCATGGTTGTCGATGATGCGCGTGAGAATTTTACATAGATTCGAAGCCCGGCGTATAGCTCTGTTACTCCTGGAACGGTGACGGTGTAGGTCACACCATCGTCGGATGTTGCCGTGTAGATCGTGTTCGGAATGGACTCAATGGACTTCTGGGCGAATTCTGCCCCTGTTGCTCCGGATATACCGACCTTGGAATCCACATAGTCCTTCACCTTGCCGAGAAATCGGCTTAAGTTTTCAAGGGTTATCAAGGGCATATTTCATCCCTCCTGCATCACGCGAACAGAGCGTCAATCTCTGCGTTTGTTGCTACCTCGATGTTCACGGTACCTCCGAGGGCATCCCAGGCAGTACCTGTCCATGCGTAGTTTGCTCCGTCTGCTTCTACATTGTAGACATCTCCGGCCGTATTCCCGGTAGTAGGAAGGTTGGAAACGGCCGCAACGGAACCCTTGTAGATATACACACCGGAAATATCAGACTTGAGGGCATAGTTACCGGCATCTGTCAGCTGTGCGACGGTTGTCGGAATGGTAGGCTTACCGGTCAGATCGGCATAGGCGTGGCTGTGGCTTGCTGCGGCGTAGGAAGTGTCGTGGTTGTGATCCGCGGCGGCATAGCCGGTGTGGGTATGGTTTCCATCAGCTTTCCCATCCCAGGCGGTCTTCTGGGCGGCTGTTACATGTACTGTGCCGTCCTGGCTATGGGTATATGCCGCGTCGTAGTTGGATTTCAGAGTGGCTGTGAGGTCGTTGGTGGACAGACCCTTGCCGGTTTCTGTGCTCACCTTACCTGTGAGGGCTGTGTCGATGTAGTTCTTGGCGTTTGTCCAGAACCGGGATAGGAGCGAGAGGGTGATGATTTTACTCATGGTGGTGTTACCTCCAAGAAATAAATTTTATGTGCGTCGACGTCAAGCAGCAAAGATTGCGTCGATTTCGCCTGTGGTTGCGATTTCGAGGGATAGGTTATCGAGGGTATCTTCGATAGCGTCCAATCTCAGACCGATCAGATATCCCTGACGGGCAGATAGAACGGCATATTCGTCGTTGGTCAAAAGGTCGTCCGCAATGTATGTATCTTCCGGCATGTTTTACTCCTTTTCTGCTTCTGTCTCCGTATCATCGTCAACAAGAGACTCCGCCACATCGCCGATCAGCTCTGCCTGCTCTGCCGCCTCATCCATTCCGAGGTCGCGCAGGGCATCGGATGTTGCGGCGGTCATCGTCTGAATGGACTTGATGTCAGCCGCTCCCTCGATGATGCAGTATGTCAGCGTTGGGAGAATGGTGCAAAGCGCACCGGCGATTGTTGCGACTTCCTGCTCGTGACCTATCAGCATGGTCACGATACCGGCAATCGCGGTGATGAGAGACACGAGGAACTTTCGGGAGGTCAGTTTCTGAACGATCGTTCTTTTGGTTTGGGTACTCATTCAATTGTCCTCCTTGACTAAAAAATGAGATATCAATTCACAAAATTTTTTTAACGTCTGGTCCTTTTTGTGCTTGTAATGTAAATCGAGAGACCACGACGATTCTGTGTCAGGTGGAGTGTCACACATGGCATAGCCCTCCATTTCATCTTCGATTATTCACATATCAAAATCATGCACTGTCTGGTTCCACGTTTCTTTTGTGTTGTCTTTGTTTAAGCCGTTGCGCCCTCGTAGTTGAACGTCAATGCACCACTGCCTCTGTATTATTCAGCATCCAAGAACTTGATCGTCAGCTTACCGGGTCGGAACATGACAACAGTCTTTTCTGCGGACACAACGATGGGTGCCGCCACGCCATTCTCTTGAAGTTCTGCATATGCCAGAACCGAGTTTACATCTGTACTGGTTGCGTTCGAGAACAGTACAAAGTGTGTAAGAGGGTCGCCCCAAGAACCCGTGCTTTCACTGAAATAAATGTACTTGGTGTTTGTTACTTCTCCACCCGAAGGGCTTCCAAAGAGCTGGGATTCAGAGAAACTGTAACTGCCGATAAGGGTACGAGCATATCCGCCGGAGAGAGGCTCTGTCACGCCGGTTCCGTCAGCATTTGGTGCTGTGGACGAAAGACCGATGTAAACGCTACCGGAAAGAGACGAGTTGCTTTTTCCTACGAGTTGAGTTAAAAATTTGTTTTTTGCGGCTGTTGTAAGCATAGTAGTTACTCCTTTTTTTAATTATTTTCAATAAAATCGGAATCTTCCGATTCAATTGCTTTTTCGGTTTCGCTGTAGGTGTACGGCGCGTTTTCTACGTCAATGGCCTCCATATACTCCGCGCCGGTTTCGTTTTGTACAATGTACACGTTTTTGTCGGAATATGTGCGAAATAGTCTTACACCATCTTCCCGTGTGCTGTTATATTCTTTGACGATCATGCTGTTTCCTCCTCAATAGCGACGATATAATCCGCGCGAGCTGACCAGTTTGTAGCCGCCTTGTATGCATCTACTGATTCAGATGGAACTCTGATAATGCACGTTGATGGTACATTAGAGAATGTATTACTTTGAATTGTAGGAGGGGTAGTAGCTTTAACAGTTATGCTTTCAAGAACTTTGCAATTTTCGAACGCCGATCTGCCAATACTCGTCACGCCCTCCGGGATGGTAATGCTCGTCAGTTTACTGCAACCGTTGAACGTAGACTCTAAAATGCTCGTCACTCCGTCTGGAATTTTGATGCTCGTAAGGCTACTGCAATAGGCGAACGCCAGTTTTGCAATTTCCGTCACGCCGTCTGGAATTTTGATGCTCTCAAGGCTACTGCAACCTTGGAACGCCTGTTGTTCAATTTTCGTCACGCCGTCTGGAATTTTGATGCTCGTAAGGCTACTACAACCGATGAACGTTGCACTTTTAATTATCGTTACGCCGTTACCGATTGTTACGCTCGTCATGTTATAGCAACCGGAAAAAATTTGAGATTCTATAGTTGTCACGCTGTCTGGAATTTTGATGCTCTTAAGGCTACTGCAACCTTTGAACGCACTATCTCTTATGCTTGTCACGCCGTTACCGATTGTTACGTCCGTCAGATTTGTGCAATTGTTGAACGCACTACTTCCTATGCTTGTCACGCCGTTACCGATTGTGACACTCGTCAGTTTTTTGCAATTGTAGAACGCACTACTTCCTATGCTTGTCACGCCGTTACCGATTGTTACGGCCGTCAGATTTGTTAAATTGTAGAACGCAAAATCTCTGATTTTAGTTACCAATATAAGGTCATCAGAGGTTAATTCAATAAGTGTCCCGTCAACTAAGGCTGAAAATAATTCTCCACCTCCACCAGATGGTACCAATGTGCCTACTGACTGTACACCATCCGCTCTGTGAAAGGTTTCACCATGTAAAACCTTTTCTTCCGTGACCGTATCTTCTGTCAAGTCAATAAGTGTTTCCTTGTTCAGAATTACTTTACTTGTCGGCATTCTATCAACCTCCTATCACAACAGTATCGCCACTGATCTCATAGTCTCGTGTGCGTATGTCGTACACAGACCCACCCGCTGTGTCTATTGTTACAGTTTTCACAATTTTAATACCGTTTATTGTTGCACCATAAGAAATCAAATCTCCCTCTACAGCAGAACCAGCTACGTCATTATCAGCGCATCCGCTCAATAATGTGTTTTGAATAAGGGCTGCCATAAGGTACACAATGGCATCCGGCACTGACGCGCAACCTGTTATTGAATCTGTTCCGAGAGACAAGCGGTTTTCGGGAATAGGCACAGCATATACAACTGACGCGCAACCTGTTATGGAAGCTGTTCCGATAGACAAGTTGCTTTCGATATGGGAAATAGCATATACCGCTGACGCGCAACCTGTTATTGGAACTTCTCCGATATGCAAACTACCTTCGGTAAATAGATTCGTATTTACCACCAATGCGTTCCCGGCTATTGTCATTCCTCCGATAGGCAAGTAACCTCTGGCACCAGAAGTAGCATCAGGAACCGATGTGTAACCTGTCATGGAAACTTCTCCGGCAGACAAGTTTCCTTCGATCACAGGAATAGCGTTTTTCACGGATGTATAACCTGTCATGGAAACTTCTCCGATGGGCAAGTTTCCTTCTATAGCGGAAATAGCGTCCGGCACGGATGTGTAGCCTGTTAAGACTTCTCCGATAGACAAGTTACCTTCTACAGCAAAAGTAGCATCCGGCACGGATGTGTACCCTTTTAAGACTGCTACGATATGCAAGTTTCCTTCGATAACAGGATTATCTAACGCTGTTGCGCATCCTGTTAAAACTGTTTCAATTTGCAAGTTTCCTTCGACATCAGAAATAGCATCGGGCGCGGATGTGTAGCCGGTTAAAACTGTTACGATAGGCAGTTCGCCGAAAATCGCTTTATAAATTTTATTGCGTTGTGAATTGAGTTGTGAAATCAGTAATCTTCGCCTTTGAAAGATATAGTCATTCATTAAAGACCTTCTTTCCCAAACAAATGATGCCCGCGCTGTCGACACTGATTTCCCATTCTTCGCCAGGCGATGCTGTAGACGGGTCGTCTCCAAAAGTTTTACAGCCTTCTGGGAAGTTAATACCTACAACACCATCGTCTACAAACTGAATGAACAGATGGGCAGAAAGAGGATCAGTGTCATCATTCGGAAACGTAATGGTGATAATCTTGCAATTGTAAATGCGGTAGATTGTATTTGACGCGACCTGTAGATCATGATCGTTTCCACCACAGTCAATGGTTAGGTTAGTCAGACCCCTTGCAGGTATACCGCTATCAATATCACCGAAGAACCAGTTACCGTTTTCTCCGATATGTGGGGTTATTCCGTCCTCGCCTTTGAGTTTTCCCGAAACAATCAGTCTTTTTACCTTGTTTTCATCTGCCATAGTACCGTATCCTCGTCACAGCAGGGAGGACTGCCATGGTATGGTGCCCTCGGCGTCCTCGTACCAGCTTCCGTTGATGTAATACTTGCATATGTATTCCTCGTCATATACAGGAATCTCTACCAGCGTGGGGTCATCAGAGCAATCATGCGTGGTGGTTTGTACACCGATACACATATTGGTTGCGGAGTCGATCTGTGCGTAGTTGTAGTAGTAATGTTTGGACATTTTATGCATCCTCCTTGTAGGTAAAATATCTGATCACACACGGTGTTGTACCCGTGTTCGTTATGCCGAGTGAGATAGTTTTATTGTCAGCGTCCTTTGTGACCTCTGAAAGGGAATCGGTTGACCCTACCTCATAAACATTTCCGTTTATAACGACCTTTTCAGCCGCCACACTATCGTCAAGATTTGTGTTGAAAGGACAGATTATCGCCTGCAGTTTCGTGAAGTCGTACCGATTGCCGGAGGCAAGCTGACTTATTATCATTTCACTTCCTGCCTGGATGAACTGAACGCCTTCCGTTGTTCGATATGCCGGGATGAATTTTTCACCAACGGTCACGCCATAGACGGTCGCCGCTGTCTTTCCTTCCCGGATGTCATTCGCCGTGGCATCGAGCGTTACATCGTCATCGCTAAAAACAGCGGTAGCCTCGTTCCCATCATCGTCCACGAGAATGTATGTCCTTTCGATGCCCACGCCTCCGACCGATTTTCCGTAGATTGTCATGATGCATCCACCTCCGTCACGATCACCTGCATGGTGTAGTCAGAGGTGGGAGCGGCACCGACAGCGAACACGGTGACCGTTCCGCTCTCATTCGCCGCAACGAGGGATATTTCAGCCGTCAGCAACGCCTGGAGCTGTTCGGGGGACGGTTGCAGGTCTACCATGCTGTTCTCCGTCACTCCGCTCACAGAGACCGTCTGGGAGAAGATCGAACCGCTACCGGTCCATCCGCTGGCGAGGAGGGTGATCTCCTTCTTCTTCGGCTTCGGCTGGAGCTGATCGAAGTACACGTACTTCTGGGTGAATGAATCATCTGTGATGACCATGTGCCGGACGTAGTTCGTCGATGGATAGAAAATCTGGAGAGCCGTTTGGCTGCTGGAATTCGAGATGTTCGTCATCATGCTGTTGCTGAAGGAAATGCTTCCCGATGCCCCTTCGTATGTCTTGAAGGTGCCTTTCAGCACATACAATCCGCTCTCGATGTTTCGCAGAACAACGGGGTCAGTCTTGCTGCTTTCGATGATCTTTATGGGCAGATTCTCAAGTGCTTCTCTTGCGAAAGCATCCACAACCTCAAATGTGTACCTTGAAGTTTCGTCTTCAAAGGCAAAATTTTGCATTCCGTTTGCCATTTACTTCCTCCTCTCGTTCAAGTTCCAGTTCCGTGGATTGTCACGGTTCCGGCGTCATTATAACCGACCATTCCTCTTGGCCCCGTCAATGTAACGGTTTCTGAAGAATCGTTGTACGAGATTTTTATCCCGGAACCTATCAATGTCACGGTTCCCGTTTCCTCGTCGTAGTCAATGGCCAGTTTGATTTTATCTCCACCGGATTCTTCTTGTGAGAATACATTGAAGCCTTCTTTTTCGCGGTTTTTTGTTTGGTAATATACGAACGGGCGTATATTCGCATTTTTAGTTGTGAAAGAAGACATACCTATTCATCCTCGCTATCTATAGAGATCGTCCGAGGCTTTTCTTTGCCTCCTCGGCGTCTCTGGCGTCTTTTTCGTCATCCTCTGGTGTTTTATCGGATTCCTTCTTTTCGCCTCTCTGTGCGTCTCCTGCGGCTTCTTGTGGCGTTTCTCGAGGGGTAGTCTTCTCAGGCAGACCTCCTACGCGGCGAACCTCGTCCTCAAGCTCGTCATCAGGCACGATAATTCCAGCTCCAGTCAGTTTCACGATAAAGTCGGCGAATTGAGCCATATCAACATCCTCGATGTCTCCGTGCTTCATATGGGGGTAGTCAGTGATGCCCTTGAAATGGTCACCGTTGATGTCAATCAAGCGGGGGATTGCCTGGTTATTGAATACCTCACAGATGATATCCAGGTATGTGCCTATGGCCAGGGCGAAAATTTTAGTCTTGCTGTCCGCAAGAGCGAAACTTCCTACCTCCTGCTGTCCAAGCATAACGAAGTCAGCAAGTACAGATGTGGCTATCCGCTTGTCGTATCGGTCTATGATGGCGTTTGTGTCGAACTGTCGTCTGCTCCCGGATGTTAATAGCTCCAACTTCCAGCCTGTACCCTGCTCGTATCCGCCAGGAAGGACAAGCCCCTCCCTTTGGTCTCTGCGGATGCTGGATACGATTTCTTCAGCTCTTGCGAGCATCATCGCCTTATCTGGATCATCTGTATCCCATATGTCAAGGTCATAAGGAGCATACAACACAGGAAATCCAGCCAGGTCTCTCTCTATGCCGTAACCTTCGATTTCCTCTATTCGCTTTTTGAAGTAGTACGCACGGTAGGCGGTTCGGAGGATGGAGCGGCCTTCTGGGCTGTCCTTTCGAGAACGTGTTCGGAAGTGGAGAGACTTCTCCAGAGGGATGGTGATTCTGTCGAAATGAGGGGGCGGTGCCTGTGTCATACCGACAAGATCGTCTGTATCGTCTTTATACTCCCAACCGTACAGTGTGTCCTGTGAGCGGATCGGGAGCTTTCGCCAGCCGATTAGACCATCATCATGCTTGCTGTTGGTTACCGGGGAGGATGTCCGTCCCACGCGCCTCTTATACACGATCTCGTGGTAAGACCATCCGTAGGTCAGAAAGGACAAAATCTCGGACAGGGTGTCTGTCCATGTCCGCTCCATGTCATTCATGCAGCTTTCAACAAATTCGGCACACTCTTTGTCCTTCGAACTGTTTCCTGCCGGCTCTACATGGAATTCGCAATTCCGCATGAGCATTTCGATCGCAAAGAGGATCGCGCCGACTGTCGCGTCATTGTCTGCCATCTCGGTGTAGGCTTGAACACCCTTTATTCCTCGGAGCTCCGGTAGGAACTCTTCATACAGGATGGATCCGTACCCGTTTTTACCGTATCGGAGCTGACCGATGCGGCCTATCTCTTTTCGGATCATGTGTTACCTCACCTTCTTTCTTTGTTACCTCGTCCAGTAGCTTGTTTTCGACAGCTTACCGCTGTCCTTTGGAGGAGGGGAGCTTGTGTTCATGAGCTCAAGCTCATTGAATGCGTTTGAACCGGAATCCACCATATCCTTGAACTTCGATTCTGGGAATGACTCGTACTGCCCGAGCAGGGCTTCCGTCCATGTTCCGGCTACAACATACACATTGCCGGCTTGCCATTGAGCCGCGAACGGCTCCGCTCTCGCCTCTTTTGTCCCGGATTCCTTCACCATAGAGACGCTGAATCCTGCCAGCATCTTCAGATAGGATTGGCTCTGCTCTTTCCCTGCCTGTCCAGGGTCGATGGACATACGGATTTTGACATGCTTGTATTTGGCTTTGTCAGACACTGCACACTGTTTGACCAAGGCCCTGACCTTCTCTGCTTTCAAACGGCTGTTGGTGGCATCTGCGATCACGTAGCTGCCGTCCTTGCGCTTTCCGAGAAGAACAGATGCCGTATAGGCGGGATCGCCGCCCTCGTCGGTGTCGGTGGCCGCCAAGTCCCAGGCGCGTACCCATCGGGTGACGTCGGACGGTACCTCTTCCAGCAGCTCCGGCAATGTGGAACGGGGGAAGAACAGACCAGCGGCAGGTTTGATCTTCCAGTTTCCGTACAAGAGGCGTTCTCTTTGAACAGTTGACAGTGCCTTTAGATTGGCCATATATCCAGGGTCTGACTTCAAAAGAACTTGATTGTCAAAAACATTTGACGAAACGAATGATACTGATTTAATGTCATCCTTGGTTATTTCAACACCGCTATCAATTTCATTCGCAGTTGCAATTACCTCTTCAGGATTGCCTCCCCAAATAATTTCCTCGTTTACTCTCGCCATATAGCGTATTTTACCGCTCCGCTCCGGGATGGCGTACCCAGTGTCAGGGTCCCACCACCATTGGATGAAACGAGCGACCCACGAATCACTATCAGGATTGGTCGAGCATCTGCAGTATGGTCTCACGCCACACGTCGAACGATTACGCGAGAGCATATAGAAAAACATCTGTTCAGAAAAGTGTGTTAATTCGTCGAATTCCAAGAGGCAGATTTCGGCTCCTTGAAACCCGAAAACAGATTCGTCGCGCTCCAAATGGCGAAACATCACCTTTGCGCCGCTCGGGAAAACCCATTGCAAAGACGGAGTTCTTTTTGGTATTGCTCCAGGGTATTTTCTATACAGTTTCTGAGAAGCATCCCATAATGCGCCCGCATTGGTTATCTGAACCGCGTTTTTACGAAACAGAACCGCATTAAATTGTGGGTTATTGACGTGCCTCAAGCACTCATAGAGGAGTGACCATGACTTTCCTCCACCTGCGGCACCTAACCGCCATAAATCACTATATCAGCTGGATTCGACAGAAATTCCTCCTGCTTGGGCTGTGGTCTAATGACTTGTGGCATTATTATCACCTCCCTCTGCGTACATGAAACGATACCCGCTGGCTTGTTTCCTCTTTCCTGAAATGACAGCGTTTATGTGTTTTGTACCAATGGCTCTTTCTGCGTCGCTCATTGATCCGAAGTAAAGTCTTTCTCCAGTCCTTATATTTATCGCTATGATTGCCGTTTTTCTTTTATCGTTGTTTTTTGAAGATGCCGCAAGAACATTGTTCCATAAATCGTTATTCATTGCGTGATCTGCGTTCTCTTTATTTGTTACCCATTCAAGGTTTTCGGCTCTATTGTCTGTTTTACACCCGTTTTTGTGGTTCACTTGCGGTTTGTTGTCCTTGTTTGGGATAAATGCTTTTGCTACTTCTCGATGAATCTTGAATGTTTGATGCGGGAAAACCTTGTTTTTAATTCTTATTCTTGGATAGCCCTTTGAATCGAGTTGATACGCAAGTTCTTTTGCCTTCCCTGTCATTCGATAATTCATGCTTCTGATTTTCCCGGTGTTGCTGACCTCGTACTTGCCGTCAGTACCCTCTATGGGTTTCCATATTTCGTTCATAGCGTTCCTCTCTCTCGTTCCCGATTGTTGATTCGGGCAGAAGCGAGTGCGACGGGGAACGCATCGCCGCACTCTACCAGTTTGCAACCTGGCTCTGCCTTATGGAGCTGATGAAGGGACTTGAACCCCCAACCGCCTGATTACAAATCAGGTGCTCTACCGTTGAGCCACACCAGCGTATTGTCCCCAACCGGAATCACCACCGGAGCCGTTGCAGCGGTCGCCCTTTTACGGGGTGGGCGATATAACATCAAAGGAGAAACCTCTTTCAGAGGTGCGACTGACCAGATTCGAACTGGCCGACCGTAAGAAAGGACAAGAAACGGTCTACCGTAAGTCGCATGGCAGGCGCACCGCGGTGTATTCACCACGGCACTTCTCGTCTTTCCGAGCCGCCAAAACACAGGAGGATATCATGGGGGAGAGGAGGAGTCGAACCTCCTACGCGCAGTTAAGTATTCACTCTGCTATCTACCGTTGATCTTTACTCCCCTTGCACCGTTTTACAGACAGGTGCGGTGTGTTTTCTGTGTATTCACAGGTTACACACATAATTATAACCGATAATTGCTGTATCTACAATCGCGCATTATGACCAAAATTCACGAATTGTTTTTGTTTATTTTTTACTTTTTCATGGTTCCGAGGACATTCCGCTCCGCGCGATCCTCTACTCTCTTGTTCATCCATAGCAATGCTTCCTCCACATGCTGTAGTGCAATAGCGTTCTCTCTGGTCGCCATAGAACCTTCCTGAAAGGATTTCAAGCGGTCGCGGACAATCTCAAGCAGGTCGCTGTCCAGAACGCCGTGACGGGCGTTAGGGTCGTTTCTCGGGCCATTCTGGAACTCGACAACGGCGAGCGGGAGCTCCATTGTCTCTGGGTCGCAGTCTGATGGGTAAATAAAGTAGTCGTGGTATCCACCGCCTGGGCCTTGATCTTCAACGCGGTAGACGGTGTTCAGGTTATTACGCTTTTGAATGGTTGACAGTTTTTCCATGTGTTGCTCCTTTGTTCTTTTCGTTGATCTGTCTTTTGAGTAGCTTCTCAAGCCCTCTCATAGCTCCGTCTATGTCACCTACGTTGATCTGACCGCACAGGGTCTTGTATTGCTGTCGGTTCAGCTTCTTGCGGGACATCCGCAGGAAGTGGAAGGCTTTCGGGGTGTCGATTGCTTGCATGTATGTTCATCCTCTCGTGTTTTATGGAGTTTATCCGCTATGCCTTGCATGACATAGAGGGCGTTGGGGATGGCTATGCCATTGCCCCACATCTTGTATTCGGAACTGTCAGAATGGAGTTTGTTGTACCATTTGAGAATTTGGTCTTTGGTGTAGTCTTTCGTGGCTCTACCGTTGATCTCTGCGTGGGTGTTTCGGACTTTCTGCCAGTAGGCGTACTCTTTGTCCGTGAGGGTATCTTTTTGAGGAATGTCTCCCCAGTTGTCAGGGAAACCTTGAAGGCGCGCGCACTCGGTCGGGGTCAAGCGGCGCACGATGTAGCGGGAACACACAGCCCCCGGACCTTTGGCCGTGAGGGTCGGCTGTTGCTCTGGGAGAATCGAGAAAGAGAATTGAGCATTTGCGCCTTGGTTGAAGCTCGCGCGGTCGAGGCCGTAGCATACGACGTTGGGATCTTTGTAGTCCCTCGCCATCAGAGTCGGCGTCTGATCCTCGGTGACCTGCATGTAGCTGCCTGTGGTTGTACAGTAGACTACCGCGTGGCGGTCTCCGCTCGTCAGCGTGTTCATAGGATCGCCTGGATGACCGATGCCGAGACCGTTGCCCTTGCCGTCTGTATTGGCTCCACGTTTGCCCGTGTGGCGCGTGGCTTGGTCGTGGATAGGTACGGCCTCCACCACAAGTTCGTTCGCCCTGGCCTCTCCTGTGTCAAACGTGTTCAGGGTGTTGGCCACGGTTCCGTGCTTCCACGTGGTGGCGTGTTCTGCGCTTTGCGGTCTGCCGCTCTTGCAGAACGCCTCCATGACCATCGGCACGTTGCCGCCGCCTGTTCCCATGCGGGATGTCAGTGTCTGGCACTTCCCGCTGTCGTCGATGTTCACGCGGCTGTCGTTTGGATGGTTCTCGACGGCGTAGGCTATGGCTCCCTGCGCACCTGCTCGAAGTGTGCCGTTTACGGGGCTATCCTTTCCGTACTCTGCTTGACCGCCTATGTTGTCGATTATGTATGTGCTTTCCTGATCTGCTGTTCCAGGGCTTCCTTGAGCATCGGAAGCAACACTTTTCCTCTCTTCTCCGCTCTCCGTAAAATGCCCTCGCAAGCCTTCGCGCTCAAATAGTATTTCTCCGGCGCATTCTCCTGTAAAATCTGCAACAAGGTAGATTCGACGGCGACGCTGGGGGACTCCCCAATATTGAGCGTCGAAAGTGCGGTAAGCCACGCTCCATCCGTTACCCATGATGACGTCTGCATATGGCCATCTCCCTTTATCAGGCGTAGGCAACGGGGGTGCCGTTTGGTCGTTGATTTTGATGATTTCCTCGAGTACTGTGCGGAAGTCCTCGCCTTTGTTGGAGCTGAATGCTCCGGGTACATTCTCCCATACTGCAAACCTCGGGTATTTTCCATGTGTGGCTCTCCTCATTTCCTTGATGATGCGGACAGCCTCCATGAACAGCCCGCTCCGTGTTGTCTCTGTGTCTCCGTTGTCAGCGTGCTTCATTCCTGCACGCTTACCGGCTACGGATAAGTCTTGGCATGGTGAACCGAATGTTATGATGTCTACAGGCTCGATCTGGGCACCGTCGATCTCTGTCACGCTGCCCAGATGGTGTGAGTTAGGGGAAACGCCCCCTTGTTACTGCAATCGGGTATGGCTCCACTTCCGAAGCCCAGCTCGGCTCAATTCCACACAGGCTACCGGCAAGCTGGAAACCGCCCGATCCGTCAAAAAGACTGCCTAATTTCACATAAACGCCTCCCAATGTCATATCAATGCTATAACGATGTCATAAATTCCTTTGTTGTCTTTGCATTTCTCTGAATTGTTTTCTCGATAGTGGGGTTTCGAGCTCGGCCTGTACGTCATACAGGGTCTTTCCACGAGCCCAATAGGGGTAAGCAAGGTTTGGGGTGTCCTGCATGGATAGCAGGTCGTTCCAGAGGTCTCTGTGGTTGTAGTAGATATTAAGGAGTTCAGTTTTTCTTGCGTTTGGGCAGAACCAGCATCCGTTACGCTTGGCGAAGGAATAGATCGGTGACAGTAGACCTCTCTCCCGGCATATTTGCACGGCCATTTCCTCGGTAATGCCGTATTTGGCGAGGATGGAGACAGAACCCTCTTTCATTCGTTCAAGGCGTTTCGGTTCGTCGGCGGCAATGCCTACATACATGGTGATTGGCTCCGTCTGTTCCCTCTTCCAGGCGTTGATAGCTCGCATCTTGCAGTCTCGGTTTATGGTGCAAAGTCCAGGAATAGGGAAGCCAACCACTTTCCCTTTGCTTTTTCCTTTTGTACTGACATGATAGAAGCAATCCTTCATGGTGCGGTCGGATCGGAGTACGGTGGTCTTGATGCCGTAGTCCCTCTCCAGTCTGGGGATGGCCACGTTATAGATGAAATCGCGGTGCTCTGGAATCTCGCCGCTGATCTGGTCTGTGTACATGACCTCGCAGTATATGGCTCCGTCAATCGGTTCTCCATTTTCTGCCGCGATGATGGCTTGACATAGGCTGTCTTTGCCGAAGGATTGAGAGAGGAAGTATTTCATGGTTTATTCATCCTCCTCATCGTTTTGCTGGTCTCGGCCGTTCGATGGCATATAGAATGTGACGGCAGGAGTAGATTGACCTCCATCCCTTTCCTCAATGACTTCTCCAACATCTCCACGGCTGAGACGCTCCAGTTTGGATGCTACATCGACCATGCGGCTAACGTCCCCAGCTCTGATCTCGTCATCTGGAATCTTCTTGAGAGCTTTGGCGGCTTTCAAAAGAATGGCGTTTGCGAGATCAGCGTGTCGTTTTCGCATTTCGCGGATGGCTTTGGCCTGTTCTTTCTGGGCGATCTCTCTCTTGATGCGATCCTGCTCGGCGTCCCATGCGGCTACACGTTCTACCCAGTTGTTGTTGGAGCTCCACCTCGCCATGAGCGTTTCACTCTTACCTAACTCACGCCCAACGGCCCGAATTGCCCTATCTGTTCCCATGTCCCGGTATTTGCAGAATGCCTCATATGCCCTTGGTGTCTCATAATCTTGCCGTTCCCACGGCTTTGGTGTATTATCCTTTGCCATGTACTTTCACCTCCTCACGGCTCGTTCTCGCCCGTCTGGTACGCTTAATAATACTGCTTTTTCACCTGTGAGCTTCTCCCACCTGTCTATGATCACATCAACATATCTCGGATCAAGCTCCATCATGTAGCAATTCCTTTTCAGTTGTTCGCAGGCGATAAGAGTTGTTCCGCTCCCTCCGAATAAATCAAGTACAACACATCCCTGCTTTGTGCTGTTTTTGATTTGATAGGAAATCAAGTCAACTGGTTTCATTGTCGGATGCTCTTCGTTTCTTGAAGGTTTATCGAACTCTAAAACAGTCGTTTGGCTTCTGTCAGAGTTCCAAAAATGGCTTGCACCTTCTTTCCATCCATACAGACACGGTTCGTGTTGCCATTGATAATCTTGGCGACCTAAAACGAATGTGTTTTTTCTCCATATCAAACATTGTCTGACTTTCCATCCATTGTCTTTGCACGCACCTCTGAAGTTATAACCCTCTGAATCTGCGTGCCATATATAAAAAGCTGCACCAGGATTCATCACATTGTCGGCACACTTTATAGCATCTGATAGAAATAACCGGAAACTCTCATCATTCATGTTGTCATTTTGAATTTTTCCGGCAGTTCCTTCGTAATTGACATTGTATGGAGGGTCAGTTATAAGCAAATTGCATTTTTCTCCGTCCATAAGCGTATACACATCGTCTGCATTTGTGCTGTCACCACACATAAGGCGGTGATTTCCCAATCGGTATATATCACCATAATTCGCTTTCGGTTCTTCAGGAAGTTCGACCTCGAAATCATCCTCGACGACTTCAATATCCATGTCGATTTCGTCAATGATGTTTTCCAATAGTTCGTTCAGATCGTCTTCCGTGTACCCTGTCATTTCAATATCAAAATCAGCATCGATGATTTCATTTAACAATTCCGACAATTTTGTATTATCCATCTCTGCCAATTCTGCAATACGGTTGTCGGCGGTGAGATCGCTCCATTCTTCAGCCTCACTGCTGTAGTCTTGATATTCGACCGGTACTTTAGGGACAGGCCGCTTGGATGGCGGCCGCAAGTCGTCCGTGACCTTTTACAACGAATCCACTCTGGCGGCTGATGGTGATGTTGTTCCTCCATCCAGTCGCCTTTATGATCCTGGCCAGGAGTTCGACTTGATCCTTTCCATGGGTGTTGGGGTTTCGTGGGTTGCCGATGACTTTCTCGGTGTCCACAAGATCGTCAAAAGAACAGAATACGGGAATTTCCCCGATCATGGCTCTCGGCGGCGCTTGGGTCTTGTAGTCAGTCATTTGCATGACCTCCTCTGTCTTGGGGTTTTGGTATGTATGCAAACATACCTACTTTGAGGGTGTTGATGGTGGTTTTATATAAGGGGATTCAGCTCGTGGAGTGTCACGATGGTTTTCGGCTCTTCTCCGTATTTCTTTTGCACTTCCAGCGACACTACCTGGCTGTCATCGTCATATGCGATATGGTTCAGCGCATCCAAGACTATCTTTGCGATATTGTCGCAGTCCGGTTTCGTTGTCGGTCTTATGGTTCCTTCGAGCTTTTGCGCTCGTTTCTTTTTGCTGTCCGACTTTGGCACGGGGAACACGGCCACGATGCTCGCCTTGATTTCACCATCGAGTTTTACTCCGTGTGTGTGCATTTTGTAATAAAGTTTTACGAGGTTTTCAAACGCCTCTGTTGCATCCGGGGTATATACCTGCCCCTTGCGCGTGAATCTCGGTCTGCCCTTACCGGCTGGTTTGCCTGGGATTTCAAATTCAACTAACATGGTGCTATCACCTCCTCCTGATGCCGAGTGTCCCAAGTCTGTCTCTTTAAATTACTGGTACGTAGTACCTGCTTGCTTATATGGTTGTTTTTACCCTTTGAATGGCGGATTTTGAAAAGCCTGTTTTCTCTGCGAGTGCTCGGACTGATAGTGAAGGGTGGTTGATTATGGCTTTCCGTATTGCCTGCCTTTTTCGTTCAGCTTCAGAGAGATACTCATCTCTTGGTTTTACTCCTTGAGAACGTCTGGCTTCTCTTTTTGCTATGGTGTTTCTTCTTCTTTTCTCCCCTGCGCCGATGATGGTCTCCATCTCTCTTTGCTCATCGGGGGTGATGTCAAGCCAGTCTATTATTTTTTTGTTAGTGAGCAGATACCCCGCTCCCGGATATCCCATGGATTTGGCCAGTTCGTTTGCCTTGGCGTCTGACTTGGCGTTCCACGCCTTCTCCGCACTCTTGGTGGCGGTGATAACCTCTCGCCTTGACAATGGCTCGGTAAATTCGTCATTGAGGCTTAGGGTGTATTCCAAAGCCTGTACGGGGTCGTTGGTGTAGCAACACGTGAAGTAGCGATATAAAAAGCATATGTACTCCCGATGGTTGCGAACGTCACCGTCTCGGAGCCTTACGAGCTTGGCTACATCCCGCGCCCGGACAAGGTGGAGCGTGTACGTATTGAATAGCCGGATGATCTTGGGCTTTCTCCCCCTCTTCTTCTGGGGCTTGGGCGTGAGCTCCGGCAGGTAGTCGTATTGAAGCTCATGGATGTCATATCTGTAGCCGTGCCTGTATTGGGCTGTGACGGTGGTTTTGTTTTTGCTATTGACGGTACCAGCCAGACGGAAGATGCGCGCCGGATCGGATGCTTTCATGTCGGCTCCGAGGTCTTTTAGCATGTCGATCAGGTAGTTCTCAACTGATCTCCATAGAGGCATTGCTTGGTATGGTATGGGATCGATATTCCATACAAGGACGAGACCTCTACCTGAAAAGATGACCATGTTTGGTTCCGGCATGACTTCACGGAAGTATTCGTGCTCAAGTTTCCCCAGTACCCACTCGGGTGTGAGGTTAAGGTTGTACACGTCCATGTCTACGTATAGAGACCGGAGCTGCCTGATATTGTCGATGCGGCGTTGTGGTTTGAAAAATGAATTTTGCGAATAGTATACATCTTCGCCTGTCCATTCAGAGAGACTTTCAGCCAGTTCTTCCGGTTGGTAATGGCGTTGAAGGAATTTTCGCGTATGAGGGTCTTTCCGCGCGAGGGTGATCCACCCATCTGCGCATTGAGGATTGTGTTGGAATAGTAGTTGTTTCCTTGCGTCTTCTATGTTTTTCGCAAGATTTTGCATTTTTATTTCCCCCTTTTGGTGGCAAAGGGGCGCAGGGTGTGATATAATTGCTTTATACAATTTATCGTGGATTAGTTGTTTGAATCTGCGCCCTTTTGGGACAGCTCTTTTGCTTGGCGGCTTGGGCTGTCTTTTTTACTATATTACCATCAAAAGATCGAAGAATCTATGAATTTATCGAATTTTGTATTCGGTTTCTCACCCTCCGTTATCAAACGGGGGGTTTTTGTTATCAATCTGTGAGATTTTGTATTTAGGCGTCGTTTTATGAAATTTCTCCCACTGTAGTCCGAACCACTTTTTCCATTTGCGGCACATGCATTGGTCTTTCGTTTTGTTCTCGCATTTTATGCAAGGATAGTATGAATTGCAGATCGGGCACAGCTTCTGGTCATGAGGGATGACGGCATAGCAGATCGAGCAGCGGTTCGTTTTTTGCGGGTTCATGTGCACCTCCTGTGGTTAATATGTTATTTTTCTGTGGTAATTCTGGCTTTATTATATCACTTTTTCTGTAAAAATCAAGACTGTTTCTGTGAATTTGCCGTTGTTTTACAGTGAAGTATCATCTCCGAATGTTCGATTTACGGCCGCTTGCCAAAAATCATCCGTCTCAAATGATTCTACCTGGTGTTTGTCCACGTTTTTAGCGGGACAGTCCGAGAAGTTTCCCTCCAGAACCTTGGCCATGTTGGAGGGATTGCATAGCCAGTCGAAGGTAGCACGCCATCCTCTCTCGTTCTGGCCTTTTAGGAAGGATGAGGATTCTGCCATCTCGAAGCATTTCTTGATCCGATCCGTGGAGCAAACCTTCAGAATGTCCTCTATGGCTTGTTCTCGTTTATCGGTCATAAATTCGACGGGTGAGAGAGAGTGGCATGTTGTGTTGTACAAGGCAACGACTTGATCGATGCGGGGGGGCGGCTCGTTATCCCTCTCTCTTTTATCGTCAGTATTTAATTCTTTAGTATTTGGTATATATATATTTAATTGCGGTTGATTTTCAATGGGTTGAAATTCAAGGGGTTGATTTTCTATGCCTTGTTTTTCTACCCATTGTTTTTCATGTGGTTGCTTCTGTGGGGTCTCGTAGATGTTGTACACATACTCGAATCTGCCGCTCTTGGTCTCGTTCGGCATCCTTTTGATGACGACGAGGTAGCCGAAGGCCTTCAGCTCATCGAGGGTGCTTTTGATGGAGCTCTGGTTCTCTTTGCAAATAGCGCAGAGACCATCGACGGAATAGTCCCAATCTTCCGGCAAGGACAGCATCATGGACAGGAGCCCTTTTGCTTTCAATGACATTTCCAGCTCCCGCAGATGCGTGTTGCTCATGACCGTGTAGTTTGAATTTTTGTTTACTCTGAAAGTGGCCATTTTTACCTCCCTGTTATCGTGATCCCTTCGGGCAGATCCACGTAGCGGTAGCTCGATCTTTTGAGCCGTATCCACTTGGCGCACTCCGCCATGACCGCAGGTAACCTGTCAAAAACGGTAGCGCAGTAGTCCGTCACAATGTCGTTCGACAGTCTGACGTCGATGATTCCGTCGGCTTTCGGTTTGTCCACGGAGACGCTTATTGCGTTTATAATGGCGTGGTACCACTCGTGCAGTTCTCTGGGCAAAAGGACAAGATTCGAGATGTCGTTATTTTCTCGATCGAAGTCTATGTGATGGATCACAAAATCCTTGCCGAACTCAATCCCATAATACCTCTTGTACTTTTCCCTATAGCTGTTTTCGTTCATTGCTTCCTCTCTTTCTTTGCGAAAAAAAGCCATAATTGCGTCGTGGTACCAGCACGATACAATAATGGCTTTGGGTTATGGCGTATGACGGATATGCTCGTATCTGGTACATACGCCCATAACCTTTGCCAATATTATACTGCTATAACATTGTTATGTCAAGATGTTTTAAGAAAATTCTGTTATTTATTTTTGGTCTTCGGCTTGAACTTCGCCGCATGGGGGCACGTTGCCCAGTGTGGGGTGTATCCGATGCCTGTAGCGGCTTCGGGCGTGGTGTCGAGCATACACTTGACAGTCTGACCATCAGAGGTCATGATGACAGCTTTACCGTGTATATCTTCGCGGTAAGCCATCGGCTTTGCATCACAGGGCATAATCTTGCCCGATGGCGTTCCAATCCAGACGATGGGAGCGCCGCAGGCTTTACATTTAGACATGGTTTACCTCCTTCTCTTCATCGTATGACTCCCACTTTTCATAGTCGGATCCACATTCGTTGCAAGGTTCTGCCGTCTGTATCCTGTCTCTGAATCGGCAATCGTCGCAGGTTCCCGGTTCCTTCTCCATCTGGGCAATGAATACCTCTCCGATAAGGTCGCTTGCGATTTTCGACGATTTCATCCTCCAGCCGTCATTCAGAGCGGCGTTTACCTTATCGTCAAAATCATGTGGTTTTCGTTCCATTATGGTTTTTATTTGCTTCATGGTTTTTCCTCCTTTAGAAGCTCTGGGTTGTCGTGGATGTTGCCGATAATCTCAAGTTCGTTCGGGTCAATCTCAAAGTCTATGTCGTTGAATGAATATCCCCTGGCAGATCCTATAGAATTATTGCAGAAAGCACCGTCCTCAAATGTAATTTCAATAAGATCTTCTTCATAGTCCATCAAGATGTCACCTTCAAAAATTTTTTTCCTTTCTTGTCATCCAGGCCTATGTACTGTCCAACGGTGTAGGGGTCAACATAGTATAATTCCGGGGAAAATTCTGCTCCGATAGGAAGTTCTATAAACTTCCCCGTGAAAATAACATGATATTTATTATCTTTTCCTCCAAAGGCCGCATAAAACCCATAAACCCACTCACCGTTGTCAGTTCGCTTTCCTCGGTACATTCTATAATTCATGCTTCTTCCACCTCCCCGAAAAGCTCGATGTATTTGTCTGGGTATAGCTTCTGAATTATGGCACGCACTCTGGCTTCGTCGGTCGTGGTGATGGTGTCTCCATCCACGTCATGCTCGAAGTAGTTACCTTTTGCGGTTTTGTATATGTCGATTCTGTGCATGGGTGTCCAATGCACATAGGAACCTGACAAGATCGGCCCCATGTCCACCCGTTTGCGGTAGCTATCGATCTTCTCCGCCTTTTCGGTGTCGTATAATTTGCCGTCAATAATCGCTTTACTCATGGTTACTCCTTTCCTCATGGTCATTTTTTCTATTCCAATTGTCGTAATACGGACAACCGCTCGGATGCGCTCCTGGAAGTGTAGATGTAAGTACCAGCGTTTTACAATCAGGATTTTTACAAATATAAGTTCCACGGTATTCGCATGACGAATTATCGTTATATATACAACAGACTTTATTTGTTGGAATCATTTTTATTTCCTTTCAGTATCCAATTCCCTTGAAATTGTAGTTTCCGCGTCTGATCTGCTCATGGTCAGCTGCTACCGAGTCTCCGTAGTCGTCCCTCTGGGTCTCCTTGTACTTGCACTCCATGCAGATGCAGTCCTCATTGAACATGGACATGGTTCGCCCTCCATCCAGGGAACCGTGGCAGCGGTCGCAGTGCTTTTGGGTGAAGAATTTATCCATGGTCATTCTCCTTTCGGCGGTTTGGGCAGGGGCATCCAATGGGTGACCTTTCCACAATTTCTTACCCAATTCCCACCGACAATTTCATCCGTATCAATCCTCGTGTACTCACCCTTTGGATTGTAAACCGTCACCCACGTATTCGGTTCAGGCAACCTCTCATCAACGCTTATCCACTCTTGCTTGCGGTAGTCTGCGTTGTAAAGGATTTCAGCACACTCATAAGGGATACACCCACATTTGAAATTTTGGCAAGACATATCGCAATGGTCTCGATTATCACAACCGTATCCTCTTGAAATTGCAATATCCTTCGCCATTACCTCAATATCTTTTTCTCTGTCCATTTCTTACTCCTTCCTACTCAACTTGTCTCCGCACTTCGGACAGTAATCTATAGGGAAAACAGCCATACATTCGTCACCAACCCATACAGTAAGTTCTTGCAGTTCATCGTTAATTTCAATGTAATATCCATTACAAGTATAGCCATCCTGTGTCAGCATTTCCTTCCCACTGCATACATCACATCGCTTGTGTCTTACCTCCTGCACATCGGCGGTAGGCTGATTGTTCAACCATTCAAGCAGTTTCGGAACATTCAAATCCTCAAAGAACCCTTTTGGTATCGTTACTTTGCTTGTATCAATATAAGCCATATCAAACTCCTTTCGGCTTGGTTTTCCTTTCTTCATGGTAAGAGCCGAATGCCAAAAGGCACCGGCTCTATTGTGGTGGGGCTATCAGAAGTCTGCGAGTTCGGAGACGGGGGCCTGGTAGGGCGGCACGTCATCGTACATCGGGATGCGCTCCGGCTCGTTGGTGTCGTTTTGCTCTGGAATCTCTACGGGAGCCATGGCGGCCTCGTTGATCTCTACGCCGACCTCTTCGGAGGCGTACATACCGCCGAGGTCTTCGGGGAAGGCTTCGCGGAGAGCCTGCACAAGGGCGACCTTGCGGATCATGGTCGCGGGCTTCTTTTCCCATTGCCCGTTGACGGATCCGTCGCTCTTGCGGCCGACGTACTCATCGAAGGATACGACCGCCTCAATCGGAACGTCGTAGCCCTTGACGTAAACCTTCGCCCATCCGCCGATGAGCTGCTCGTCCTTCATGAGAAGCGCGCCGGGGCGATATTCCAGCTCCCCGCTCTCGTGGTGGAAGATGACGATTCCCGCCTGCTGACCTGCGTACTTGGCGTTCCTCATGGCTCTCTTCGTGATTGCTTCCTTACCGGTCACGATGGTGGCGGGCTGGTTTCCGAACTTGATGAGGTAGGCTTCCTTGAGGAAGGGGTTCAAGTGCTGGAACCGGCAAAGGTTCAAGAACATAGCGACCTCCTGGTCGGTGACGTTACCGTTGCCGTTGACCAGGTAGTTTCGGATGATGGACGGGGAGAGCTTGACGATCTCCTCTCCGCACTTGTACTCGATGAGCTTGTCGGTCTGCTGGGGTCTTGCCGCGATACTGTTGTTTACTGCCATTGTTGTGTTCCTCCTTGTGTTGTGTTTTTTAGATTCTGGTGAAATTGATGTGGCGATCGGTCAGGAATGCTTTCAGTTCTGCCGCCTGGCTCTTTGTCACCTGCAGTTCGAGGCGCAAGGCGTAGACGGTTTCGGTCGGTTCGGCCTCTTCATGGGTCGCTACGGCCTCCACGGCGGGCGTTTGTGCTTCGGGTGTGCTCAAGGTGGGTTGTACTGTTTCCGCTGCTCTTGAGGCTTCCTTGGCGGCTCTGCGCCGTTCCTGTTCGGCTTCCCACTCCTTGCGCTTCTGATCAAGCTCGGTGAGCCTGTGGGCCTCGCTGACTGCCATGCCGAGATCGAGGGTGTCAAGGTACTTCTCCTGGGCTTCAAAATTGAATGCGGGCAATCCTGCGATCACGGCCATGTCCTTTTCAATCTGATCGAAGCGTGCCTCAATGGTCTTCCTGATTGTCTCAATACTTACGGTTGCGTTCAGCCACTTGGGGTCGGAGATTGCGGAAAGGGTGATCCCGGCGGGTACCTTGTTGTCTGCCAGGTATCCGTCCCAGACGGCCTTGATATCCGCCTTCTTCTTTTCTCTGCGCTGTTCCTCGTAGGCGGCGAGCTGATTGTCTATGGCGGCAATGGGCTTGTCAATCAGCGCGGTGATCTCCTTGACCTTGACCTCGAAGGCGTTGTAGGGAGCCATGCAGGCATTCTTGATCTCCTTGCGACGGGTTTCGATGGCGGTTTTCAGCTTGTTCAGCTTGGCTCTGTCATCCTTGCCCTCCTTTATGCCGTCCTCGGTGATGATGAGGTGGTTGTAGTGATCCAGACGCTCGGTGAGTTCGGCTTTCAGTTCCGAAAAATTGAACTCTATGGTTTGAGGAACCTCTACGCTTAGATCTGTTTGTACTTTGAGTTCCATTGTGTTTCCTCCTTTGTGTTTGTGTTTTATATCGACGGCAGGATGAGTGCCGGACATTTTTTCTCCTGAACGCTTTTCCAGAAGTCTATCTCCTTTTCGAGCAGGTATTCCATGTCCTCTTTGGCTTCCTCCCGCTCGATGGTGTATTGCCGTTCCGCGATTCGGAGTTCTCCGTCCTTGTAGTATCGAATCCTCGCTTTGAGGATTGCGAACTCCCAGCCTGTCGCGTTCAGTTGGTGGCAGATTTGGGCGTAGTATGTGTCGGGGATTCGTCCGTCCCATTCTGCCCACTGTTCGGAACGTTTGATCTCGGTCGTTTTGATCTCCAGAATGCCCTTCCGACCCGTGTCTCGCTCTATCAATTCGCCGTCAGGCGTGCAGAACAGAAACTCGTGTGTGCTGTGGAAAATCATCTTATAAGGCGATTCGTATATGACCTCATACCGGGGATTTTCCAAGGCGAAGAGGGCGCGTATCAGAGGTTCCTCATCGTGTCCGAGCTGCACCTGCGGTTTATTGCTGATGTCTTCTGGTTCCGAAAGTCCGACTTTTTCTCGGTACAACGCTTGATTTGATTTCCAGCGATTCACACCGATAATCGTCCCGGAATCTGATGCGCCTATTCCGGTCGCTCGTAGCTTGATCCATTCTTCATGGTCTTTCGGAAGGATGATCTTGCTCACTCGTCCCCCTCCCTCTGGTAGATGACGCACTCCACGCCGTCCATGGCTTCCTCGATGATCTCCAGCACTTCGTCCCAGTCCCCTCCACAAATTCCGCAGGAGATCTTATACGGAAGGGCTACGCTCCATCCGCTCTTTCGGGCGATTTGTCCGAGGCAGGTGAGAGACTTTCTCAACGCATCGGGGCGGTAGTCAGCACCGGGGTAATACTGTCCGAAAAGGCTTGCGATGATGTGACCGTCTTTTTGCTGACCCGTGAGATGGGGCATACCGATGTACATTCCGCTGAACATTCCGAGGGACATTATTCGGTCGCATAGCTGTTTGTAGTCGTTTCCGGCATCGGGCCACTTCTCGAAGATGTCCGCCGCAAGTCCTCCGACTACTCCAAAGCAGTTGACCTGGTGTGCGATGACCTTTTCGGTGGCGTCAACCAAAAGGTCTCCTTTCTTGATCGTTACCATGGTTCACACCCCTTTGTTGATGCTGTTAACGATTTTCAATGCGCAATCGTGGCATACCATCTTCGTATTCTCGCCGATCCCTATGGTAAATTTGCGGTTTCCCTTGATATTGCTTCCGCAAACGGAGCAATAATCCTGTGCAAGTCTGATGCAGACGCTGTTCTTGTCTGCATCTACGGTCACTTCAGAGTCAGGTTGGATGTTCAGACGCTGTCTGATGTTGCTCGGAATGAGAACCCTCCCCTGCTTATCTACGCGATAGGTTTCTTTCATGCTTTTCTTACCTCCTTCAAAATCATTTTGTTATATGCTTCAACAACAGCATTCCAGATGATGTTGGTGTCAAAGTTAAAGTCTTTATATCCACGGACGATGATCCCAATGTAGTTATCGGACGGTACTCCGAAGTTCCTCGGAGCCATGATGTAGATGAGTGCTTCCTTCATCTCTCCGTCTACCTCGACGGTTCTGTACTCCTTGGTGTAGTAACCTCCTTTCACACCCTCGTATAGGTCAAGAGCTTTCTCGTCACTTTCGGATATTTCCCAGACAACGACCGGAACTGACTTGCCTTCTGCATGGCTTACAGTGGCATGGGCGTTTTCAGAAAGACCTCGGAATTCAAGTTGATAGTCGTGTAACCAGCTCTTCGCGATGGGCTTGGCAGTTGGGCACCGTATGGCCATCTGGTCTTGGCAGAGGTTACTGCCGTAGGCGATGTAGAGTTTCTTGTTCATGGTGTTCAATCCTCCTCGATGTTGATCATGTTGTTTTCAGCCATGGAGCGCAGAAGGCTCTCGGCGCGTTTCTCGTAGGTATCACCATCAACATTAAGGGTGATACCGAATCCTCTTTTCGCTGATTCTTGGATGCTCTTGATGTAGGCATCTCCCGTCACATCTTCAAAGATTCTTGCCTCCTGCATAATCTTGAGGATTGTCTCGGGTCTTCCCGTTATGGTGCTGTATCCGGGGATCGTGACTATCATGTGTGATTTCTCCTTTCTTTTTGTGGGAGGCGGCGGGTCATGCCCGCCGTGCCTCCTGTTGTGCTCTGTAGCTTGCGTAGGTATTGGGGTCGTTTCTCCATGCCGCGTTGCCGTCGAGGTTCTTGAGCAGGTGCTCTCGGCAATTCTTGAACTCGTCTCCGCTCAAGCCGAGGCGGAGCAGGAGGCAACGGAAGGCGTATTTGTCGTTCCCGCCCGTGTCAAGCACCGTGGCGGTCGTCCGCTTGGCGTTGATCGCGTAGGCGCTCAAGGCGAGGCAGAAGGTTATGTAAGACCGTACCTCTCCTGCGTGGAGGGTGGCTTCAAAAAGTCGGAACTCGACCGTTCCGCGATACCAGAGGCTGTGAAGGTTCAGGGCGTGGTATCTGGAACCGTGGTAGTGGGCGCTCTGATTTCGGTAGTCAGTGTATGTTCCGTACCAGGTGTCCCGAAGGCTTCCGATGTCAAGTTTTCGCACTTTCTTGATGTTATCGACAAGGGCGTCGTCAATCGGCTTGCACCAGCGTCCGAGGCGTCTCTGCTGAGTCTTTACGGATCGGAAGATGAGGTCTTCCTTTGCGCGGAAAGTGAAGATGAGGTTTTTGAGGGTTTCTGCCGTGTGGTTGGCTCCGTCGATGTGGATGTGCAATCCGCAACTCGTGTTGACCTTTGCTCCGGCCCTTCTGAGGGCTCTAACGCATTCCTGTACCGTATTCATGTCGTCGTAGGTGCATTTTGGGGTTACGAATTCGCAAGCCTCACCGCCGTTTTCTTCATCTATGCTGGCGTCTCTCATGACCTTCCACTTGCGACCGTCTGCCGCCGTGACCGTGCAGGTCTTGTAGGTGCCGCTCTCGTAGGTGTAGTAGGCGTTTCCGTTAATAACCTGGGCTACCGTCTGCGCGGCTTCCTTGCGGGTTATGCCAGTGAATTCAAGCTCCATTCCGAATGCCTGATCTTTGATTCCTGTCATTTTCCTGTTCTCCTTCTGTATTTAAGCAGGTTCTTTCTGTGTTTCTGCTGTGAGTACATTATACCACTTTTCTGTCAAAAATCAAGGGGTTTTCTGTATTTTTTCCGTTTTCTACTTTATGCACAAAAGTGGTTGTTTTTCTCTGTCGATATTGCCTGATATGAGATAATAGGCAAAAAGCAAAAAGGATGATGAATGTGAAAAGGGTAGCGTTATATATAAGGGTTTCGACTGCAAGGCAAGACCAGGAGGGGCATTCCATTCCGATTCAGAAAGAGAGACTTATCGCCTACTGCAAGGCCAAGGGGTGGGTTGTCGCTGGGATGTTTGTTGATCCTGGGCACTCCGGGTCTTCCATGGACAGACCAGGGCTGGTGAATCTCATAGATGGGATCTCCGCCGGTAAGTACGACGTGGTGCTGGTCTACAAACTGGACAGGTTGTCCCGATCCCAGAAGGACACTCTCTATCTGATTGAGGACGTCTTCATGAAAAACGGTGTAGATTTCGTATCTATGCAGGAATCCTTCGATACTACGACAATATACGGCCGCGCCATGGTTGGAATTCTATCGGTCTTCGCCCAGATGGAAAGAGAGACCATAACCGAGCGCACACTCATGGGCCGTGCTGGACGTGCCGAGGATGGTCTGTGGCACGGTGGCGGAACAGACCCAATCGGATATGACTACATAGATGGTGAACTCGTCGTCAACAAGGAGGAGGCACGTCAGGTTCAAGCTGTTTACAACCTATTCGCATCCGGATACTCCGTCACGGAGATTTCCCGCATGATGGATGGATACCGAACGAAGCACGGGGACTGGTCGCACACCTCCACCGTCGGGAACGTACTGGACAATCCCCTATATGCCGGTACGGTTCATTTTGATGGTGTAACAGGGAGAGGCCGTCATACAGCCATCGTAGATAATGAAACAGAACGACGTGTGAAGGCTCGTAGGGCTCGCCTGAAGCGCGCAGAAGCCTCGGGAGACAGTGCCTTCCTACTTACAGGGATGATCTACTGCGCGTCCTGTGGGGCTCGATATTTCCCACACAAGCGTCCGAACGGTAAGGTGGTGTACTCTTGCCATTCCAGAGCAAAGAAAAACAAGAAGATGATAAAAGACCCAACATGCATGGCTCCGCACATTCCCGTTGAGAATCTTGATGCCATGGTGGAGGCGAAAGTGCTGCATCTTGCCGAGAATCCGTCCGATCTCGACGATATTATAAAAAAAAGAGCCGCCGATGATGGCAGCTCAATGTCTGAAGGTAAATCCGAGGAAGTTCAACGGTTGACCGATGAGATAGGCACACTCATGGATTTACTCGTTCAGAACGATTCGATGGTGTCTGTCGGGGAAATAGCGGAGCGTATATCCCAAATAAACGCCGAGAGAATGGAACTCGTTCCGAGTTTGCGGGAAATTGTCCCGAGGCAATACGATGTTGAGGTCATTAAGATGATCCTTCATGACATTCGTCATGGGTGGTCGAGGTTCGATATGAGGGGGCGTCGTGTTTTTTTGCTCCAACTAATTGACAAGATACACATTAACGCAGGAGGGGATGTGCGCATCGAATGGGGTGTTTGAGGGTGTTTTAATATTCTCTCAATTGCGATTATAGCAAACAGTTTTTGAACGTCTATGGTATATTGCACCCATGATGGAATATAGAGACCATACAGGGAATAAATTACCGCGTTTTTTGATGGTTTTTGCAAATTTTTATGTTGACTTTTTTAGATTCTAACCCGGTCAAGTTATATTTTAGTTAAATTTATCCAAAAAAATAGCCGGAGTTTATCTCCGGCTTGTTTCAATCAAGTCCAAGTTCTCTTGCTTTTTTAAGTACAAAATCAGCGAGTGCCTGGTTGACGAACTCTTTTTGTTGTCCACGCTTTGTAATAAGAGAGTTAAATGCGTCTGCGATCTCTGTCTTTACATATATCGTCATCTTTACATGGTCAGCATTTTCTCCCTTGAATTCCTGTTCTTGTCTTTCCTGTAGTTTTCGAGCAAGCTCTGCAAAATTAGGTTCTCCGCTGTCCGTATGGGTAAGCTGGTCAACAAGACTGCTGTCTGCATTTCCTGCTTTTTTTGCTGCCTCTTCTCTTTCACGCTTCATACGTTCAAGTCGTTCCTGCGTGGTCTCTTTATTTACTTTGCTCATGGTCTTGCCTCCTTATGGCTGATTCGGTCTATAAGCTCCTCCACGAAGATGAAGTAATCCTCCATGGCTGGTTCGTTCAAATTGATTCCGGTTGCCGATATTTCCTTAATCTTCACTCGACGATGTATGGCCGTGTCGAATACGAGCTCCCCGTACTCAGAACGGAGCCCTTCGGCGACGTCGCGCTCGTATCTGGTCTCCCTTCCGTCCTTCATGGTTAGTAGTATGCCAGTGATCTTGGCGTTTGAGTGCCCTTCCTCCCTCGTAGCATCAACGAACTCAACGTAGCGCACCAGAGCGTCGAGCGCAAGGTCTCCCATGTCCACCGGCACGATCACGTCATCCGCGTACACCAGGGCGTTGATCATGTGGTCACCCAGGGATGGTCCCGCGTCGATGAATACGAAGTCATACGCCGCCTCGATCGGCTCCAGGAGCCTTTTTAGTACGCCGTATGGATTGTCGATCTTGTTTGTGTATATGTAGCGGCTGAACATGGCGAGCTTATCCTCTGCCGGCAACAGATCGAGACCATCCTTGACTGGAACGATGAACGGAACCGCATCCCTTTGCTGGATAGCTTCCATGATCGTGTTTCCAGAATACTTGTATATGCTGTTCTGTGTCAGGATTTTTGTGGCATTTCCTTGGCTGTCAAAATCAACAACAAGGACGTTATATCCAGCTTCCGCGAGTATTTCCGACACAACCGCGGTACTGCTTGTCTTCCCCACTCCGCCCTTCTGGAGGGCAAACATGATCCGTTTCGGCATTTTTCTGCCTCCTGTCTGTTCGGTTTCTTTCCTCTATCTGTGTATTTTACAGCATTCTTTCCGGGGTTTCAAGGAATTATTCAAGCCACGCCCGATCCGGGAGCATGGCGAGAAGTTGGTCGAATCTCCTGCCCGCCTCGGTGTACCCGTAGAATTTCTCGGCGGAGGCCTGCTCGTAGACCTCATCGATCTCCTTGACCAACTTGAGGACGGACTGGTTCTCCCCTCGGAGGATGTCTATGGTTGCCTTGAGGTAGTCGTACTGCTGTCGCAGGTCAAGTACAGCCATGGTTATGCCCATGGTCTGACCGATGCGGGAGAGCATCTCCTTCTTTGTGAGCCGCATGAGCCGTTCCCCTGCCTCTGTGTAGGCAAGATCTTCTTCGTAGTCGCAGAGGCTGTAGTAGTCTTCCTCCACGGAGTCGAAACCTATAACATCATAACGGTTTCCGATTAGAGCGACGAGGCAATCGTCAAACTCTACGCCATCTTTCTCATACCATCCAATGTTTTCAAGGGCTGATTCCAGATTCTCCACTTTACCCTCCAGTTCTGCGAATGCGATTTTGAACTCAAATTCTTCCTCCACATCTCCGTCCATGGCGGCCAGTAGGCTGTCATCGTCTGAATCCAAATAGTAGTGAACATCCGAGCAGGCATCCCGTATCTCATCAAGCTCGTTGATGATGCACTCGGAACCGAGAGAAGCCATGGCCGGTCTTTTATATCGAAGATTGCGGGCTTTCTCGCGCCGTTGCTGTTCCTTCTGTTCTTTCAGAGTCATATCTTTCTCCTATTTCCTCATATAACCGCACGACGGCTCAATACAGCCACCGTGCGGTGATTTGTTTCGGTTCGTTGGCTTCCGTGCCCCTGCTCTGCTTCGCGCGTCCTGGGGCGATTTCGGGGCATTCTCGGGCGTTCTGTGTTCTATAACGTAGAACACCCGGAATCAGAACGGAAGATCATCGTCATTCTGGGGCGGAGCTGCAGGTGCCGCCTGTGCGGCGTATGGGTTGTACTGCATAGGGTTGAAGTTCATCTGTTGCTGATGGCTCTGTGGAGACTGTTCCGCAGGTCTTTGGGGAGTGGAGACGTAAGGTGCAGGCGTTGTGTACGTAGGAGCCTGTGGCTGCTGGAGCTGGCTGTCTGGTTTACCATAGTCTCCGCAGAAGTACGCCTCATCCGCCTTGATCTTGGTGGTTACGCGATTGTTTCCTTCTGCATCCTGCCACTTCTTATTCTCAAGTGAGCCGACGATGGTGATCATGCGCCCCTTGGTGAAGTTCCTGGAGATAAACTCCGCCGTCCCTCTCCATGCGTTTACCTCGAAGAAGTCCGTCTCGCGTTGGCCGTTCTGCGGGACATAGTTGCGATCACAGGCGATATTGAAACTCACGAATGAGATCCCGCTTTGTGTCTGTTTGAGTTCCGGGGTCTCTACAAGTCGACCCATCATGATTACTTGGTTTAACATATGTATCTGCCTCCTGTTGTAAAATGCTGGAATGTCGCTCACGGTGATTCTCGCGCATTTATCTTTGGTTTTGTGGGTAGTTGGTTATTTCGTTACAAGCTCTTCCTCCGCCTCATCTCGTGTCGTGTAGAAGTCCTGGTACCTCATCCAGTTCGTTCCGGCCACGTTCACAGCCTGAACCTCGATCTGGAGATGATGATTTTTTCCGGCGGTTCGGAAGTTCTTTACCACGAACTCGGTCACTTTCGGCTCTTGTCGGTACGGATGTGTCACGCGATACAGGTGTGTTCCAATCTTGCACGGAAGGTCAATGGTGAGGGCTTTGTCCTTGAAGAATCCGCAGTGAATGGTGCCTGGTTTGGGGATTCCGTTCATCCTATCGAGGGCGTCGCACACATCGAAGTGGATGCAGTCTTTACAAGTTGACATGGTCTTACTCATCCTTCCTCTCTTTTTCTGCGATTTCGTCATCCAAAATAGCCTCAATATGGTCGAGCCTTATGTTATACTCTTTTCCGCTTCGTGTGAGAACGGAAACGGGATTCTCCCCATCTATCACCCCGATGTATGAGATATTTCGGAGCAACTTTTCTTCTGTGCCGTTATTGTAGTGAATAATCATTACATTACCGTCCTTTCCTTCCATTTGCACAATACCAATTTCCTGTCGGATAGTTTCCGCTCAATTCACATCTACCTTGACAACTATCTTTCTGTTTCGACCAAAAATAACAATCCTTGCATCTTACAACCTCAACCACGTTGGCGGTAGGAACTCCTGCAAGATACTCTTCCAGATCTGTCAAGTCATACACATGGTTCATATCTTTGTCTCTCATATCGAGCAAGGTCTGTTCGCTAAAGTATCTCGGCATCTTCTTTTCTCCTTTCTCCGTAAGCGCAATAAAAATTCTCGTCTACTGTTGCGACATCATAATCGCATAGTATTGCTTTATAGCATTTGTCATTTTTACAAGAGTAAAATGTAGCGTGCTTGCAATCCTTGCACCTCACGACCTCAACAACATCACCAGTATTTGCGGCGGCAATTTTAATAGCCTTTCGTACATCGTCAGTCGATACAAGGTAGTCACCATCATTTATGTTTAGGACTGGGAGACGCGCCGTCAGTTTGTTACGGTCAATATATTTCGATTCGTTCATTACTCTTTCCCTCCTTTATTGCCGTCTGAGGAGCATCCTACGAGGCAGCAGAACGATGTGAATGTAGGGAGCAGATACCACCACATCAGACCGTACTTGGCGGAATAGATTGCAGCCATAGTGATGCAGACTACGAAAATGGAGGCAAATATGAAATGCATTATAATGAGAGTTTTTTTAGTCATCGAAGCACACTTCTCCTTTCTCAAAATCGATTTTCAATCCGTCAAGCCATTTCTGGACATCAACGCCTATTTTCCTTAATTCCTCGCGGAAGTAGAAGTCCTCCACGTTCTTGGCGGTCGCGGCGAGCTGATACTTTCCCTCCTGCTGTCGGAGCATGGCTCTCGCCTCCACACGGTAGCGGATCATGGCTTCCCACGCTCTTCGAAGGCGGGATGCTCCGAATCCGAACTCTTTGGCCAGCGCGTAGAGCAGCGTGATCTCTGTTGCTTCCGAGTAGGCGTCATACTCCTGCATCCGGTATGGCTCGATCAGAAGCCACGCCCTCTTTTCCTTATCGCTCATGTGAGGTAAAAGCCCGGCTGTTCCTGGCTTTACCTTGGCCCCGTAGTTAGCTTTCATGGCTTGCTATCCTTTCCTCGGTCAGATCGATGATCAGTTTGGTTAGTCGCTTGTTTTCGGCTTTCAGTTTCTCGATGCAGCTATCTTTACCGTGAACAGTTACAGAAAGTTCTCTATTCATTTTCTCGTATTTTTCATTGACTTCCTCGAGCCGTTTCTTATACTCCTCTGCCTCGGCGGCATAAGATTCTACCATTCTCTTGAAGTCGTCCTCCACCGATTTTGCCTTCTCCAGTTCGACGGACGCATTCCGCATGGCCTCCCGCTCATTGTCCAGATATTCCTCGGTCTTCTCCAAGGCGGATGCGGTGTCGTGAAGCTCCTGGATGAGGTTTTCTTTGTCCTCTACGAGCGTGACGATTTTGGCTTGCAGATCGGTCTTTTCATCGATGGTATCGACGAGCTTGTTCTCAAGGTCTTTCACACAGCCATTGAGCTGATCAATCTCTGCTTTCTGCTCGTTGATGATCTCGGACAGAACCTTTTCCAAGTCGTTCAGATCGCCTTTCTGCTCCTCCTTGGGCGGCTCATCCGTCTGGTTCGTGGCCTCTGCCATTTCAACTGCGGAGGGCTCTGTCTTGTTTGTGATCCCGAATTTACCATTGACCTTCTGCATATAATACAGGCGTTTATAACACTGAACGGGGGTCTTTTTCAATTCAGACGCCATCTCATCGTTGGTTTTTCCCTCGGATTTCATGGACAGAAGTTTTGCGTCCTCCTCGTCCGTCCACTTTACGTACTCTCTTCCCATTGTTTCTTTCTCCTTTTCATTTGTGTTTTCATCGGATATTAAGTGCGACTCGGTGCAACACCAACAATGTCCTTTCTTGCCGCCGAATCGCCTTTCCTCCATGGCGTCCGGGAGCTCGTCGTCAAACTCCACCGTGTAAGGTGATGTCGTTCCGTATACACCTATGACAGTCCCGGATCGACCGTTAAGATCTGCATTGCCTGACCAGGTGTCGCAAAGGTATACTACACGGTCTCCGACCTTATACTTGCGTTTACGTTCATCCATATCGATTTTCAATCCGTCCAGACATCGTCGTTTGGATTTAAGAAAGACGTATTGACCGTTGTGATGGCAGGATCGATGATTTTTCGGGTATTGTCTGCTAAGGACTTTACTGATTTGTCTAAATAGTTAGATAGACTATCATGAAGGATTCCAATGGCGGCAACTATAAAAGGGAGTGCCAAAATGTCCATTTCGGTTCTATTCAAGAAGCAGTTCAAAGCAAACAAGGTGTTAATCGTAGGATCAATAAGTTCTTTAACACTGATTTTTTGGTCTGATATGTATCTATCTTTTGACATCTCGCATAAGGATTCATACGATTCTTTCAGTTCATCGACGAGCTTGTTAAAGTCGATATCATGGTATCTGTTGCTCCGATCCTTTTCCAGTTCAGTCATTGTTTTGATTCTCCTTCTTGTAGTAGAGATCGCTGGTACCATCCATGAGAGCTATTTCCTCGTCGGACATCTCGTAGCCGAGGCGAGCAAGGTTCGCGTAGATGGACGTGAGTTTTTTGTGATTGAAGCCCTGGGGGTCGTACTCACCGCGTATGGAACTATACGTGTTCTGATTGAAGCAAGCCAGATCTTCGTAGTCCCCCGTGGTTGCGTAAACGTAGGCCAGTAGGGCCTTGTGGGGCGAGCCCTTCACGGTATCCTTGATCTCGTTCCATTCAGGGTAGCTGTCGCGCTCATCCAGCTGCACACTGGTGTAGCCCAGCAGGCTGTAGAAGTCGAACATGGAGAACTCTTCCTCTCTGTCAAGGTTGCAATCGATACCCAACCGCAGAATATCGACCATGTGCTTCTTGGCCTCGGTATCTGTGTATCCCCGGATGAAGTCGAATCTCAGGCGGTACGCCCGTTCGAAGGCTTCCTTCAGCCCTGCGCAGGCTTCGTCCCTCGCGGCTTTCTCCTGTGCTGCTTTCAATACCGTCTGGCTGGTGGCGTTCTGCTCCTGCTCCGACTTGGGGGTCACGATTAATGCGGAGCCCCATCGGGATACGGAGAAGAATAGCTCACGGTCTCCGGTCAGATACTTCTCGATGGCTGCTCTCGAACGGTCATCGCCGTATAGGTATGCTACACGTGTGTACTTTTTCGTATCTTCGGCTTCCTTCTCCTTAATCTCGGTCATCCCTGCTTCCTTGAAGACATATCTCCATTGCTCCCTCTTCTTATTTCTCTCGATCTCATCCATGGCAGCCACACACTCGCGGTTGAAGTTTGCCGTGCCTATCTCCTTCAGTGCCTTGTTTCGGAGTTTCTGGTCGTCGATCTTGTCCAGCTGCTCGAAGTCCGCCATGCTGATCTGACGCCCGGAGACCTCCTTGAGGGTGTCCTGGTCGAGGTCACACAGCTTCAAGCGTCGGCGCACTGTAGTAGCCGAGAAACCGGTCTGCTTTGCGATTGTTTCCACGCTCATTCCGAGATCCATTGACAGTTGGCGGAATCCCTGGGCCTGCTCGTAGATCGTCAAGTCTGCGCGCTGGACATTCTCGGTCATCATGGTGGCGATCTGCTCCTTGTAAGTCATGGATACGACTACGCAGGGAAGCTCTGTCAGTCCTGCCTGTTCGGCGGCGGCCATTCGGCGGTGTCCGATGACGACGGTGTATCCGTTGTCGAAAGCATGGTTGATGGCGTGGTTCTTGTAAGCGTTTGAATACTTCTCATCGCTGTCGAGCATACGGTTATAATCATCTGTTGTTTGGATGTTTGGAACGACCGTTAGGTTCTGCATAACACCGTTTGTCTTGATGCTCTCTGCCATTTCGGTGAGGTCTCCGAGGTCTTTGCGGGGGTTGTCTGGGTGGGGTGAGAGTTTACTGATAGGGATGTACACAAGCGTTCGTTTGCTGTTGATCCCTCCGAGCTCGTCGAGCTCGATCTGCTGGTACTTGTTGTTGTCTTCCATAGTTTTCTCCTTTTTCGTTATATGCACACCGATTCCTCGGATGTGTTCATGATGTTAAGGCCTTCCTGGCCTCGTGATAATAGACGACAGACACATTCGGTTTCTTATAGCAATAGGTGCCACGTGATCTCGGGTACACTCGCCATGCTCCAGCTTTGTCATTGCGATATCCATAGAATGAGAATTGCAGGATGCCATTCTCATAATACTCCAGGATGTCGCAATTTCTCTGGTAATCGTATCCGACAACGAGCCATTCTTCTTTCATTGTGTCTCCTTTCTCTCGGTGCAGGGAATCATTGCTTCGTAGTATTTCGCACATCTTGCCTCGAATGGGGCATCCTCCGGGTAATACCTGGCGCGGCTCTTCCAGTCATTGAAGCACTCCTGGCATTGCCAATGGTTTAGCACGGGAATGAGGTATCCACCTGATGGTATGAACTGACCGCATTCATCGCAGATACCGAGACCTCCTATGCTCATGATCTCTTCGGTCGTGGTCTTGTAAGCGATCAGACCGCTATAGGTGTAAAATTTCTCCATTTGTGGTTCCTTTCCTTTGTCAACAGGGTTTTATGGTTTATCCACAGCCACCTGTGGGTGGCCTCCCAGAACGGGTGTCAGGTTTGGTCATTTGGGGGAATTTTCGCGGTATTCAATATGGGATGAATTTTCATTCTTCCAGTCTCTCCATGAACTGCTTGTAGCAAGTCTCGCAGTCCACGAACTCTCCGAGACCGCATTTCATGTAGCCGTCCTGGAAAATCTGCACGTTGGCTCGTAGACAGTCCTTCACGACGCTTCCTTGATACTTTATGTAGTTCTCGCAGAAGATGGTTGGGTAGACGATTCCGCCTCGGCACCAGTGGGCTTGATCGTCTTTCCAGTCTGTCCATGCCGTTCTCGGCGGTTCGTTGGGGTGGGATTTGTCGTAGGGGGTTACCTCTGCTCTGTGGTCGTCGTAGCACCCGCCGTATGGGCATCGGCTCGACCACCACATGAGGCAGGTTTGACAGACGCATTTTCTGCCGCAATATAGGTCAGGTTTTTCGTCGAACAGGGATACCTGGCCTTCGATTGGTATGGAATTCTTCATCAGTAGTCTTCTGGTAGCAGGATGGTGGTGACGGAACGGTCATGCTCGGTGATGATCCAAAAGCGGACGCCGTCCTTGCTGTTGTAGGCGGATAGAATCTGATCTCCTTACTCCAGTGCTTCCATGTTGGCTTGCTTATCATCCTCGGAGAGGTCTCCGAAGTCCCCAGTCTGATGACGCAGGAGAGCTGCAAGAGCCTCGGCGCGTGGGATCGTTTCCTTTGCATTCGGCGTGATGACGAGCTTCCCGAGCGGGATTCGTATGTTTGTCATGTTGGTTCCTCCTCGTTTTGCCTTCGTGTTGCCACGTGGTTGGCCTGTGTCGATATTTGTTGTGTATTGCGATAACTCGGTAGGGTTCCTGGCTTCGTTCGATCTCGGGCTTTTTTGGCCCGTTCTCGGCGGTCTCAATCTTCCCGTGCTATTCTGTCCACTTCCTCGTAGGGAAGTCCGTCGTTGATAGCATTCAGAACCTTGCCGGAAAACAGCCAGTTGAACCAGTAGTTGAGCTTCTTAATGAACTTTTTCATGTTGCACCTCCTTATTTCTTTTAGTAATCTAACGCGGATTCGATGTAATCAAGAGCCGTTCCCATGTCGCCGATCGAGGTACCGATGTAATACTCTGCCTGATACAGATTGGTGCATGTTTCCTCTGCAACCTTGTACTCGATAGAGTCGCAGTAGCGGTCAGTCCTGGCTCTGAATGCATCGTCCTCGTCCTCATAGATGGATGTCAGGCGACCCTTGATGTCTTCGAGATGCATCTTTAATGCATCGATCTCTTTACTGATCTCTTTCAATTCCTTTTTTCTCTCGGCGGTCATTTTGTGTTTCTCCTTTTTCTGTATTGTTTCTGTGGTTTTGCTGTGTTATAATTATACCACAAATCTGGGAAAAGTCAAGGTGTTTTATGTATTTTTTCTGTTTTCTACGAATTGCACAAAAACGATTTGTTATTTTTGACGTCGTTCCTGTTTGTTTGCTCGGGTTATGCCCTCATGATTGAGTTTGTATATCATCAAGTCTATCAAGTACCCGTTGCATTTGTTGACACCAGCCTCCCAGTTCTCAATGGTTCGACGGGGTATTCCGAAATATTCAGAAAACTGTTGTTGAGTCATCCCAGACTGGTGGCGAAGTTCTTTGAAGGTCATTCGTCTTGCTCCTTTCAATAGCCATAGTGTTGGTTGTTGAACACTTTTAGTGCGGCAATCAGTGGAGGAATCTCGCGGCATTCTTCACCGATATTTCTTGAAAAATTCCGCGAATGTTGTTGCACCGTACCGACCCTTTGTGAGGTCTATAATTTCGCGGACGGTGTACTCGTCTTTGATTTCGTCGAGGCTGTCAATGAAGCTCTGCGTCCCCTGCTGACAAGCTCCCGTGATAACTCTGTACATGATTACGGCATCCTCATACTTCACGATGCTGTCAAGTGTGAGGATCTTGTACTGTTCCGCCCCCCTGTTCTTTGCCGCCTTAAACTCAAGGTCGATGATTCCTGTTTTTAGGTCTTTACAATGTGCGTAGTTTTCCCCGTCGAAAATTACATTTTTACCCTTTATCTTTCCGACATAGAATGTGTATTTACCGATCTTCTTATCACGCTTTACATGGGTCAAAATACCGTCGCAGTAAATAAAGTGGTTCGGCTTGTATATAACAGATGGAAATTCGCTGTTCACCTTTGAAGCGTCTGTGATGCCCGTGCCTCGGAGGTCGAGGGAGCCGCCGACCGTCAGACCGTCGGGGAGTGATGTGATGCCCGTGCCTCGGAGGTCGAGGTAGCCGCCGACCGTCAGACCGTCGGGGAGGGATGTGATGCCCGTGCATCCTTCGAGGTCGAGGGTGCCGCCGACCGTCAGACCGTCGGGGAGGGATGTGATGCCCGTGCATACTTCGAGGTCGAGGGTGCCGCCGACCGTCAGACCGTCGGGGAGGGATGTGATGCCCGTGCCTCGGAGGTCGAGGTAGCCGCCGACCGTCAGACCGTCGGGGAGGGATGTGATGCCCGTGC